TGGTGGCCGAGAAGGTGGCCGATGGCGAGCGCGATCATCAGGTGGTGGGCACGGAGAACACCGGCGACGTCGAGCTGTACGGCTGGGCGCCGAATGTGGACGAGCATGCCGATTGCACCGGCATCATCTACCTGGCCTGCATCAACCCGGGGCGCACCCACGTGGAGCTGCGCCACGGCGAGGAAGTGCTGGCCGAGATTCTGGAAGTGGGCACGGTGGTGCGCATGGATGACCGCTACAAGCACTGGACGCTCGATGACGGCCCGCGCGTGGGCGTGTTCGTGGGATCCTTCCCGACACCCTGCGACGAGTGGGCGCTGGCCGCGCTGCAGGCCGGCGTCGACGCGCTGGCCCGGGGCGACTACTACGGCGCGCCGCGCGTGACGCCGGGCTTTCGCGTGCTGCAGCCCGATGAATGCCTCGTGCCGAACGAAGCGTTCGACGGCTGCAACACCAAGCTGCTGGCCGATGCGATCGCCGCCGGCGACTATATCGAGGCGTGCGTGATCTGCGACAAACCGGCCGTCCAGCTCGATCACCACTGGCCATATTTCGCCGACAATTGCCGATGCGCCGATCACCTGCGCACCGCCTGAACTAACGCATAACGCTATTTACGGGGTACAATCGCCACCGTTATCAACAAGGAATCAACCATGGCAAAGCAAGCAGCAGAAACCCGCACCGGCCCGACCAAGGAACAGGTCTACGAGGCGCGCCGCGCCGCCAACCTCACGCAAGAGGCGGCCGCAGGCCTGGCGCTGCTGGGATCCGGCCAGCGCTGGAGTGAGTACGAGCGCGGCGAGCGCAACATGGAAGCCTCGCGCTTCGAGCTGTTCCAGATCAAGGCTGGCCAGCACAGCGAGTTCGGCCCGCTGCGCCGCGCGCCCCGCACGCGCGTCACGCACAAGGATCCGTCACCGCTCCAGGAAGATCGGACAAGCAACGTCGTTGCCGCGCACCCATAGATCGCGCTCGATACACCGCCCTGCATCCTCGTCAAACGAGATACACGCGCCGCACGTGCCCATTTCGGCGATCGCGGCGCGCTGCTCCTGAATCACCTCAATCACCGACCCCGCAATCTTCGCCCCACCGGCCACCGTCACCTCGGCCGGCTTTTCCGCTTCGCCGAACAGGAACATGGTGACGCCGTGCGCGCGCGCAAAGGCGACGTTCAGCAGCATCCAGGCGTAGGAGAAGTGCGGGTCGATGCCGACCTTGACCACCCGGCGCCGGTAGGTGTTCTGCTCCTCGTCGCGCTCGGCGATCAGCGCCGTCTTGGTGAAGTGCTCGAACACCACGTCCTTGAGGATCGGCCGTAGCTGGCCCTCGCCCTTGCCGTTGTTTTCCTTGATGACCTGCGTGAGGCCCATCGGATCGGGGAACACCGCGATCGTCTTCTGGATCCGCGCCATGGCCACCTGCATCGTCTTGTACTGGTCGATGTTGACGGTGTACCGATCGCGCTCCTCCTCATCGGTTTTTCGATCGGCCTTGGACGGCACCGCGTCGCCCCAGCGCAGCATATCGTCCTTCATCGGGCCATAGCCGGCCAGGAACACCTTGCCCATGTGCCTGTTGGCGAAGCGCTTGGCGTCGTTGTAGTTCGGGAGCTGCTCGACCACGCACACGGCCACGCCGTAGGCCTCCATGATCTCGCTGCAGCGCTCGAACGGATCGTCGCTGTAGATCTCCTCGGCGTGGATCGTGGCCAGGTGGCCGGTGGGCAGGCGCTCGGCCACCAGCATGACGTTGAACGAGCCCATCTGGTCGATGCCGGCAAACGTGTTGCTGGCGCGCAGTTTCCAGACGACGCCCAGGCGCATGCCTTCCTCGGCGCACCTGTTGAGCATTTCGAGGTTCACCGGCACCTGCGACGGATCGACGTAGGGCTTGCCCAGCTTGCGGTTGTAGAAGTTTTTCAGATCCTCGGCGTTGTAGTACGCCTCGATCAGCTCGCGCGCCGAAATGGTGGGCGAGAGGAACTGCGGGAAATGGATCGAGAGCACCTTGGCGTCGGGGAACTGCGGGATCCATTCACCCTGCTGGGCATCATCGATCCAGCCGGCGCACGAGTGGCACACGTAGCGGTAGTCGCGCTTCTCGGGGTCGAACTTGATGCACTCGGGGAAGTACTCGTCCAGCGGCTTGCCGGCGCCGCAGCTCGGGCAGCGGGTGTGAAACTGGTGCTGCGTTCCCTTCTTGTAGAGGTAGTGGATATCCTTGTCCGGCCAGTTCGCGGTCGACCCGGCCAGGGTGTACTTGATGCGCGACGCCGATTTACGTTCGGCCACCTTCTCCATGTCGGCGATGCGCATTTCCTGCACTTCGTCCAGGGATACGATATCGAGCGGCACCGACTCGGTGGCGCCCTTGCCCGACGTCCAGAGGAAGTAAAAGCGCGATCCGGCGATGTTCCGGATCATCACGTTGCCCTCGCCCTTGCTGCGCCCAGGCGTACCGTCGCCCTCGATCAGCAGCTTGTAGGCCGATGGCACGGTGCGCAGAATCGGCATGAACCGTTCCGAGCTCTTGATGATGGCCAGGTTCTGGTCCGGCAGGTACATGCCGATTTTGGCCGGCATGAATTTGATGGCCATGTAGATCATGGCCAGGATCTCCATGACGGTGAACCCGACCTGCGCGCACTTCATCAGCACGAGCTGCTTGTCGTAGGCTTCTTCCACCGTGCTCGGGATCTGCTCGTAGATCCAGCGCATGGCCGGCCGGTTATCCAGGGTGAACGGGATCTCGTCCACCTTGAGGCCGTCAGCCGCCAGGCGATCGCACCACTGCGCGAAGGTCTCGTCGCGCCCGATGATGGTTTGCGCCGTGGAGAGCTGCACGGCGCCCTGCACGAAGCACCCGCCGCGCTCCTGCTGGAACGCCTCCTCTTGCATGTTGGCGCGGTCCCGATCGATCGCACCATGGTCAGCGTGCGGGTTCTCCCACGACTGCATATGCCAGAGCGCGCCGTCATCGGTGGTGGCCGCGATCTCGGCCAGCTTGGCGAAGTCGTTGAACACGCCGGCCGGCTTGCCGAAGAACCAGATCTGGCCACGGCGGTGCAGCAGGCCCGACAGGGCCGATTCCCACGTGGTCAGCAGCCGCTCGATCTCAACCGCGTCATCGACCACGATCAGGGTGTACTGATCCCACAGGTCGAATTTCTTGTCCATCGCGTGGAACGTGATCTGGCCGCGCTGGCCCACGCTCAGGCGATTCAGGCCTGCCCGGCCCGAGATCAGCGGCTGGATCAGGCTGTACACGCGACGCTTGGCCGACTCGACGGCATCGTCGTCGGGCAGCAGGTAGGCGACGGATCCGCCGGCGATCGCGCCCAGCTTCGAGGCCAGCACGATATCGAGCGCCAGCGTGGTCTTGCCTGACTCGACGCCGCCGGCGACGACGTTAAAGCGCGCCGTCGACGCGCGGGTCGCGGCCTGCTGCTGGGTGAGCTTGGGGAATTTGATGCGTACCGGCGTCACTGAAAACCTCTGTTGAATCGAGGCTTTCAGCTTGGCGTCACGACCGGAATATCAGGGAAAAAGGGCCGCATTGCGCGGCCCCTGGTGCGTTAAAACAGGCTGGCCTGTTCCGGCGGATCCTGCGGGGCCGCCACGGCCGGCGCTGCGCGGCGGGTGGGTGCGCGGCGCTTGGTGGGCGCCGGATCGCTTGGCGGGGCCTCTGCGGCCGCCGGCGGGGCTGTAACGGTCCAGGCCGGCGCCAACGGCTTGCCCTGCAACGTGTAGACCACCGGGGCCGGCTTGGCGCCGCGCATGCCCGGGTTGTGCTGCAGGCGCTGCAAGTAGTGGGCGTGGTCGACCATCCACTTGGGATACTTGAAGTCGAAGCCGCTGATCCCATCCCATCCGGCGAACTCGTCATCGAGCAGGCCGTGCGAGCCTGGCCAGCGCGCCTGCAGGTCGACCAGCTCGGTGGCCCAGGCCTGCCACTGGTGATCCGTCACGATCGTGTCGTTCAGGACGTAGTAGAGGTAGGAGTGGATCATGACGTTCTGCCGCAGCCGGCGGATCCGTTCACCAGGTGTCTCGACGCTCATACGTCCTCCCGGCTGATCTTCTCGGCCTTGAGCAGGATGCGCGCGATGAACGTCAGATCCTTGGCGCGCTCGGTCTTGCACTCGGCCGAGTGGCGCAGCTTGCGGGCGGCGATCACCAGCTCGCGCATGGTCAGGACCAGATCCCGCGTGCGCGCCACCATGCGCTGGCCATCGAGCAGGCTTTGGCGCACCAGGGCGATCGGGTAGCCGGTGGTCCCGATCGTGATGTGCTCGACCTCGGGACCGATGACCACGCGCGTGGCCGCCTCGATCGGATTCCCGCCGAGCATGGCGACGTCGGCCGCCAGCCGGCCGTTGATGGCTTCGAGCTCGGCGATGCGGGCGCGCAGCGCCTTGGCCTCGGGCCGGCTCTTGTCGGCCTCGGCGGCGTAGCCGCGTGCGCGGCCCTTGGTGAACCAGTAGCGCGCCAGCGCCTTGTTCGGCCGGCGGTCCTCGTTGGCCTCATGCCAGGCGATATCGAAATCGCTGGGCGGCTCCACTGTTTCACGTGAAACAATCGCTGTTTGAGGCGCCGTTGTTTCACGTGGAACAATCGGTTCATCAGGCAGGTGGGCGACGCTGGCCTTGGCCGCCTGCGATGCTGCCAGCTTCTCGTCGTCCTCGCGGCGCTGGCGCGCGGCCGCCACGCCGCGCCCGGCCGGGCGGGTGGAGTAGCGACTAGCCACGCGGCACCTCGACCAGCGACAGCTCGCGCCAGGTTCCCTCGCGCACGTACTGCTCAGCGCGCTCCAGGCCGATATCGCCCTTGATGTTCTTGCCATCGGTGCGCACGATCATGCAATCGCCACGGTTGTACTCGACATAGGCCGTGTTGCTGCTGAACCCGGCCACCGAGGTGAAGCGGCGCACCGGCCGATCGACGTTGAAGATCCGGAACGACAGCGTGCACCAGCCCTCGGCCAGGCCGTAGCCGGTCAGGATATGGCTGATCTCGCGCAGCGTCACGCGGCCGGTGTAGCGCAGCTCGCTCCCCTCTTTCATCTGCTGCCCGGTCCAGGCTGTCTCGCGCAGGTGCAGCAGATCACCTACGGCAAAGCCTCGATCGTTGAGGCGGATATTGTGGGTGAGCGAACCGTCGATGACGGCCTCGAACACTTCGGGGTCGGTTTTCAGTTCATGAATTGGCGTGTATTGCATGTTAATTATCATCCCTGCATGGTTGTAAAACTGGATCTTCGGGATCCACACCGTTGGCGATCGCCATGGCCCGGTAGCTCGGGAACAGCTCGGCGCCGCCGTCGTGCACCTTTTTCAAATCGAGCGTGCCCATGCTTTGGGCCAGGCGCACGCCGAGATTATGGCTCGAATTGCGCAGAAGGAACCCGGCGCAGGTGGCTGGTTTCTTGGCGCCCGACTCGTGGCACGAGAACAGCGACAGCGCCGCATCGTAGGCCGTGGGCGCCGAGTGGCGGAAAGCCTCGGCCGGAAACTCGCCGGTGTTCTCGGGGCGCCATGGGCACGTGCGGCAAGGCTTGGCGCGGCAACCGCCCTTGCTCTTGATGGTCAGCACTTGGTGCAGCTCGCCGCGCTTGTTGCCGCCGGCGCCGCGCACGCGGCTGACCGTGTCGGGCATATCGGCCAGGCTGCGCAGGTAGGCTCCGAGCTGGCTGCGCTGCAAGCCGATGCCGCCGGTGGTGGCGTTCACGCCGGCGTCAGGCAGCAGGATCCCGGCCGCCATCAGGTAGCCCACGTAGGCCTGCCCGATCGCCCGGTACATGGCGCCGCCGGCGATGAACACGTCGGTGAACTGCTGGCCCTTGAACGGATCCAGATCGAAGCCGGTGGCCAGCAGTTCTTGCTGCCGGCGGGGCGTCATCGGCTGCTCGTAATCGGCCAGGAGCTGGTGCTGGTGCACCAGGCCATGCTTGGCCGAAATGATGAAAATCTCGGGCGCGCGATCGCCTTCCGGCATCCACTTGCGCAGCACGTCGAACATCACGCCGCGATACAGGTCGATGGCCTTGTGCGTGCCCGGGTTTTTCGCGCCCGAGCAGGCGATCATGAGCAGGGGCCGGCGCTTCATGCCTTCTCCAATTCCGGCGGGATCGCGGCCGCCACGTGGTCGTGGTAGGTGTTTTTCATGTACATGGCGCCGCAGTTGGTGCAGGTGGCCATCGAGGACCAGGGGCGCTCGCCCGGCTCGATCGGCGTGGTGGGCGCATGGGTTTCCTGTTTGCCGCCGCAGCATGGGGCGGTGAATTCCAGTACGTTGCCGCCGCGTGCTTTGACGCGGGCGAGGAACTCGGCCTGTTTGGCGCGCAGGGTGGCCAGTTCGGCCTCGGTTTCTTTGGTGATCATGGATGGTCCTTTTCGGTAGTTGAGATTTTGTTCCACGTGAAACAGTGAAGCATCGGCCGCAAATTGTTCCACGTGAAACAGCGGGTGACCCATCAGCGATTGTTCCACGTGAAACAATGGGCATCAGAGTGCCTTTGTTCCACGTGAAACAATCAGATGATGTAGCCGTGGAAGTTGAGGCGATCGAAGTCGCGGAACGTGGACTGGTAGAACTCGGGCTGGAACGTGACGCCGGCGCCGGTGAGCTGGTCATCCAGAAATTCCATCTGGCCCATGCGATCGATCCACCAGCCCGCGCGATCGTAGCTCTTGAACAGCACCGCCACCTCGGCCGCGTTGGCCGCCAGGGCGGCGGCGCGCACGTCATCGGGGTGGCCTTCGCGCTTGTTGAGGATCCGGCAGACCGTGCCGGTGGGCACCTTGGCGCGCAGCGCGATGATGGTGGGCTTGATCGGAGTGTTCAGGTACAGATGCCACACAAAGGCGCACAGGATCTCGCGGGTATCGAATCGGCCGGTGGTGGCCTTGCGGCCGCGCTTGGCGGTGGTGAGCATGCTTCGTTCCTTGTTGACTTTCAATGAAACGAAGCATACCAGCTACTAACGCAATGCGCTAGTCATTTTTCAGTGGCAAATGCACCTCGAAGCCGGCAGCGCGCACGATGGCGATGGCGTTGCCCAGCTCGGCCTTGGCGATCGTATCGCGCAGGTCTTGCTCGCGGCGCTTGGCCTCGGCCTCGGCCGCCTCGATCTCGCGCGCCATCTTCTCGGCCGCTTCCTGCAAGAAAGCCTGTATGGCGGCCGGGTCGAAGTCATCGAACCAGGCGGGCGGAACGAAGAAATTGCCGCGATCGCATTCCCCGCCTGGCCAGCGAATGATCCAGTAGATATACGCGCGATCGCCGCGCGTGCCCATCGAGAACTTTTCCAGCTCGGGCACGCGCTTCAAATGCGCCAGCGCGGCCGGGCTCTTGTAGTGCAGATCCAGAATCTGCTCGGCGATCGCATGAAAGCGGTCGTGGTCGGCCATGTGCTCGGCGAACGTGGGTATCAGGCGCGCGGTGGTGGCGTCAGTCATGTTGTTCCTCACTCAACGGGTGGGCATTCGACCTCGCGGCCGAACAGCTTGGTAAAAATCTGCTGCAGCTTGGCGGCGATGCGCTTGCCGCCGGCGTAGTCGCGGGCGGCGGCCGGCGATTCGTGCTGGCCCTCGCGCAGGCGCGCCAGCAGCGTGGATCCCACCAGCGCGTCGACCAGCAGCTCGATCTCGAACTTGTCATCGATCAGGATGGTGCAGCCACCCAAGTGGTTCACGTGCCGCATGCACGCGGCCAGCACCTCGGCCTTGCTTTCCCACTCCGAGAACGAGAGGTGCATGGCCGGCTCGTCCTCGAACGTATCGATCATGCACTCGGCCAGCGCGCCGCCGGCATCGAGGCGATCGAGCAGGAATTCACGCTGGCCAACGGTCAGCTTGAGCTCGATCGGGAACTTGAGAGCGGCCGCCACGATCAGGCCTTGGCCGAGCCGTCGAGCACGTACTGGCCGCGCAGCTTGATATCGAGGGCATTGCGGCCGATGCGCTTGCCGTCCAGTTGCAGATCGATGCGGTTGCTGCCGCGATCGCTTGGGCGGCCGATAACGCTGACGCGGCCGGTCGTGGTGTCGAACGACTCCTCGTGATGGATCCGGTTAGCGGTGTTGGCCAAGCACTGGCGCACGGTGGCGATCACGGCGAGCAGATGGCCCTCGGCCGGGGTTTGCTTGACCAGCGGCACGCTGGCCTTGTCGCTGCCCGAGCTGGTGGCGGCCATCGAAGTGGCGCGGGCCGGCGCGCGCTGGAGCAGCGGGTAGCGGCCGTAGGGGCGAACCGGCTGCAGGCGCGCCATCACGTGCCAGACCTGATTGCATGCGGTATGCAGGGCATCCTCGCGGATCGAGCCTTTGAAGTTCGGGTAGGAGATCTCGCTGACCAGTTTGCCGATCGCGGCGCCGACTTCGGCGGCCGGCAGCAGGGTGCGGAACTGGTAGTCGCGGCCCGATTGGCTGGTGATGACGGCCTCGGGGAACACGTTCTTGATGTACTGCAGGCGGCGGGAACGGACGAGGAGCAGGCCGCTGCCGGCCGGCGCCTCATCCTTGCCCGGGACTACGATCGAGAGAAATGCGTTGTTGGCGAGGATCCACATGGTTAATTTCCTTTTCGGTTTGAGTTTCAACGGAAAGGATCTTAACCCACACTAACGCATTGCGCTAGTCTTTTGTGTGATTATTTTTGACGCATTGCGATAATCTTGTGATCGATCGGCGAGTTCAGCACCATCGGCAGCAGCGCCGGCGGCACGAGCTGCACGGCCTGCGCTTCCCATCCCATGTGCTGCGGCGTGCCGCCGACGCGGCGCGCGGTGTAGTAGCGCGCCACCGTGGTCGTGCGCTCGATATCGCCCAGGTAGCCGGTGATCTCGACTTGCAGGCCGGTTTCCTCGAACGCTTCCTTGATGGCCGAGGCTTGCAGCGACAGGCCATCGTCGGCGCGCCCTTTCGGGAACGTGGCCTCGTAGCCGCCGAAGCCATTGGTCGGGCGCATGACCCACACGCGGCCATCGGGCTCCTCGATCAGGACGCCGGCAGCGTGTTCCTTGGGCTTGCCATCCGACATTTTCGCATCCGGCATGGGCGGCTCCTGCAGATCCGGCATGGTGCCCGGGACGGCGGCCCACATGGCCAGCGAGGTGGGCGCATCGGTCCATTCGGCCAGCGCCACGCCGTTGATGAAGTCAGGCGCATCCCCATCGGGCACGAAGGTGGCCAGCGCAGCCGGGTTGGTCCAGGTGCCTGGCGCCGTGGGCTGGCTCGGCTTGTTGATCTGGACCGGATAGCCCTTGTCGTTCAGTTGCGGGTGATCTTCCGCATCCGGATACTGCGTCGACGCCGGGCCGCTGGCGAACAGGCTGCCGGGCTTCTTGCCGATCGGCGTGGTGCCGCCGAACTGCGCGCCCACGATGCCCTTGGGATTGCCGAACAGCGCTATCTGCTTGGTTTTCGCCTTGGTATCGTGCGGCGCCACGTAGGTGCCGTCGCGCTTCGTGAAGCCCTTCACGTGGGCTTTCAGCAGCGGCACTTCAAAGCTGGTGACCAGGGCGATGGGCTTGTCATTCACGAACAGGACCGCGTTCTTGCTCATTCTGCGGCCCTCCGCGCGGTGCTGCCGGTGAGCAGGCGGATCAGGCCGGCCACGCGGCCGCCCATGGTGACGTCGGACAGATCGTTATCGTCTACCGACAGCGAATCGACCACGGCCCATACCAGCCACATATACAGCACCTCATACGGGTCATTGCCGTGCGCACCGCGCTGGCTCTGCCAGTAGTGCGACAGGTCGACCTTGATTTGCTCGTTCAGGCCGCCCACGCGGGTGTTCCAGCCCACGATCGGGCTGTATTCATCGCGCTCGCCGGCGAAGATCGCCGAGAATTCCTTGGCGCGGATCCTGGCCTGGCTGGCCATCTGCGCGGCCTGCATGGTGCCGGCGGCGCGCGCCTTCACCCAGCCGAGGATCTCGACCAGCTCGGCCTCGACCAGCTTGCCCACGACGATCGGGCTCCCCAGGTAGTTCGATTGCATGCCGGCCTCGATTGACGGCGGCAGATCGGTGTCAGGTTTGCGTTCCATTATTTGCTCTCTACAGGTTGGAAGAATAATACCATCTTGCGCAATGCGTTAGCGCCCAGCGTGAGGGATTTACCGAGCGCGGCCATGTTGCCCAGCTCGGCCACGTAGCCCTCGTGCGGCGGCAGCGCCAGCAGCTCCAGGGTGATGCCGTTCGGGCTCGATGCGTTGCCTTTTTTGACTTCCAGCACCACGAAGCGCTGACCCATCAGGGTGGTGACTTCCATTTCGCCGCCGCCGCCGGCGTGGATATATTCGCCGTCCGCATTGGTGTTCGAGGACGAGAAGCGGCCGCAGCCCAGCGACGCCATGGCCTTGGCGCCCTTGGCGAAGCGGATATTGACGAAGGCGCCACTGCCGAACTTGGCGTTGTTGCCCCAGTCCTTGAAGATCGAGGCGCACATGGAGTCGGCGTTTTGCAGCACCAGGCCGGCGCCCTCTTTCAGGAGCTGCTCCTTCATGGTGTCAGGCAGGTTCATCCAGCGTCCGACCGTCTGGCCTTCCTCGAACTCGAACGCTTCCTGATAGATCGTGCTGGCCAGGGTCTGCGCGCCGCCGTCATAGGTGTGTTTATACGAGTTGAGCTTGATGTGTTTCTTGCCCTCGTTCCAGAAGCGGTTGCCGGCGCCCGAGTCGAGGATGGTGTTCACCAGCGCCTTGGTGGGCTCGGAAACGCCCTTGTACCAGCTCTTTGCCTTGGCCACGAAATCCTTGGTCAGGAACGACGTTTTCGCCGGCATGAGATCCTTGACCGCATCGGCGCCCACGTGGCCCAGCTTCATCCAGTAGCCCACGACCTTGTCGGACGAGACAGTGTTGATGTTCTCGCCCGGCTTGACGTAGCCGGCCGCCTCGGACACTTCCTCGATCGAACCACCGCCGATCGGGGGCAGGTCCAGGCCCTGCACTGGCGGGTGCGCGACGGCCGACAGCAGGTCACACAGCGAGGCGTGGTGATTCTTGATGTCCTTGCTCGGGTGCTCGCCGATCGGCTTCTTGCCCAGGTACGCGCCCGAAACCTTGTCGTAGGCATCGTAGTGGTATTCCTGCAAGGCCTTGAGGTTGCCTTTCTTGGCGAACTCGATCAGGGCCGCATCATCGATCGTGTTCTGCTTGTTGATGTGCTCTTTCGAGGACAGGCCTTTGCCGGTGCCTTGGTAGTTCGAGAAGTCGATCGGCGGCGGCATATCGGCCGGGTTGACCGGCAGGGCCGTCTTGTCCAGCGGCGCGACGTTCCAGGGATCGGCGATGCCCAGCTTGTCGAGAATGTACTGGCGGCGCGCCACCAGCTTGGCGGCGAGATCTTCCTGCTCGGGGCGGGTGCCCGGGCCGAAGGTGACGCACAGCTTTTTGATCTGGCTCGGGTGCATCTTGGCCAGCACGCTGGCGCCGGCTTCCAGATCGGCCGTGGTGACGTTCTTGAACACGGCCGCCGACTGCGGGTTCTTGCCGGCGTCGAGCAGCGAATCGAGCTCGGTGACGTTCTCGCCGAACGCGGCGCCTTTCGGGCCGCCCTGCGCGCGGAACAGGAGCGAGCCGCCCACGTCGACGCGCAGCGCCTTGCCGTCCGCGCCCAGCAGCAGGTTATCGTTGGACAGGCCCACCACGTCCCAATTGGCCAGCCAGGCATCGAACACGAAGCCGGTGTGCGCACCAGGTGCGCTGGCCAGCTCGTCGGCCGTGCCCTTTTTCATGCCGTCCACCCACTTCGAGGCGATGCCCAGCTTGCCGTCTTTCTTGACCAGGCGCAGCTCCGGTACCGGCGAGCCCAGCATCTGGTAGAACTTCGCCGCCAGCAGCTCGTTCATCACCGTGTCCGGATCGCTCGGGAATTTGCAGTACCACTCCTGCCCCTTGGCATCCTTGAACTTGCCGCCCGGGTTGCTGCCCTTCTGCGGGCCGGTTTGCTCCCACTTGTCGGCCACCATGGCGGTGATCTTGCCGACCTTCTCGATCGTGGGCGTGGCGATGGTGGCTGCGGCTGGCGCTGCGGCCTTTGGCGCGGCTTTCGGCGCTGCGGCGGCCGGTGCTGGCGCCTGCGGCGCGCTCGATCCCTTGGTGCCTTCCATGGCGCCCAACAGGGCCTTGGCGTAGTCGGCCATGGCCATCGCGTTGCCGCCAACACCGGCGCTCACGCCAGGCATCAGCGGAACCCAGCTCTTGAGGTTGCCGGCGCCCTTGTTGATCTTGATCTTGCCGTCTGACTGGACCTTGACGATTTTGGCCAGGCCGGTAGCGCCCTCGGCGGCGGCCAGCGCCTGCAGCGCCTTCATGGTCTGCTTCATGTTGATCGCATACTTGCCCGACAGCGCCGGGATCGGCACGCTCTTGGCCTTCTGCGCCAGCACCTTGGGATCGGTGCCCATCTTGTGCCAGCGGCCGTTCTGGAACACCAGCATGCCGTCTGCGCCCTGCTTGGTGTCGCCATCCTTCGGGCCTTGCTCGGCGGCGGCGCCGGCTTCGCCATCAGCGGCAGGATCGTCCAGCGCCGGGTTCCCGGTCATCACTGGCATGCCGGCCTTTTTCTTCATGGCGTTCAGCGCCACCTCGGCCACCTCGGCGATCTTGCCGGTGATGCCGCCGGCGCCCTTGAAGTTGGCCACGATATCGGCCACGTTCTTGTGGTTGCCGGCGGTGACCATGTTCTTGAGTGCGGTGTAGTTGGCGCTCGGGATCTCGGGCACATTCGGCACTTGCGTCAGGAACTCATCGAACGACAGGGCGGCCGGGACGGCTGGCGCTGCTGGTGCGGGTGCAGCCGAGGCGTGTAGATGCGCCATGGCTTCGTCGATGTATTTCTCGACCGCCGCGAACTTCTCGAATCCGGCCACGTTGAACTTGCACATGCCGAGCTTGTGCAGATCGCCAGCCTTGAACGCATCGATCGCATCCTGCAGCGAACCCATCACCGTGGCAGTCATGCCGGTGGTCGATGGCGGCGTTGGTCCGGCGGCCTTGACCTGCGCCACCAGGGTGTTGACGTAATCCGTCAGCTTGGTGCCGACGCTCATTTCGTTGCAGCAATCGGCCATGATGGTGAGCGTCTTGAGATCGCCTTTTTTGGCGGCGGCCAGCGCCTCTTGGCATGCGCCCAGCTCGACACCGGCGACGCCTTCCGGTACCGGCGGCAGGGCCGTGGCCAGATCCTTGTTGTAGTGCCAGTCCAGCCATGCCTTGAGCTGCTCGCCGGCGCCGGCCGGATCGTGCGCGATGATGGCCGCGTGCAGGGCCACTTTCTGGTTCTGGTCCAGGGCCTCGTAGGCGGCCATATCCTCGCCATCGACCCACTCGGACACCGGCGCGCCAGGCTGCTGCTTCGGTTGCAGCTTGAGCGTATTGGCGAAGTTCCAGATCTCGAAATTGCCTTCCAGATCCGGCGGCAGTTGCAGCTTGGCGGTGGCGGTATCGAGCTGCTCGGTGACCTCGGCCGCTGGCGCCGGCGCAGCGTCCTGCAGGCCGGCATGCGCGCCGGCTTTCTGGCCAGCGGTGACGGTGTGCGAGCTGCCCAGGTGCGCGAGCGCGTCGTTGGCCAGCTTGGCCGCTTTCTTGCCGTAGGTGTTGGTGCCGAAGCCCATGCCCAGCAGCGCCTTGGCGTCGCCCGCTTCCAGGGCCGCGACGATCGCGTCGACCTTGGGATTGAACGATTTGGCGTTGGTGTTGGACAGGGCGACCTTGGCGTCGTGCAGCTTGTTCACCAGCTCCTGCGTGGCGTGCGCGCTGGCGGCGATCTTCGTTTTTTCGGTGGCGGCTTCCTCCCATGCCTGCGCGGCTGGTGCTGGCGCTGCTGCAGCGGCCGGGGCGATCCCCATTTCCGTGGCGATGCTGGCCAGGCCGACGACGTCGACCAGCGCGGCCGACAGCTCGGCTTCCTTACCCGGGTTGGCGGCCAGCCAGGCCTCGGCCGCTTCCTTGGCCAGCAGCGGCCCATCGAGCGATTCTTTCATGAAGTCGGCCGCCGGCGCGCCGATCGCGCCCTGCAGGATCCAGTGGCCGTCTTTCAGCACCAGGGTGCCGCCCACGCCTTCCTTGGTATCGCCCTCGTGCGGGCTGGCATCGGCCTTTGCCGCCTTCTCGGCCGCCTTGGCCGCCTTCATCTTTTCGTGCAGCTTCGGATTCTTCTGCATTGCCTTGATGAACGCCACCGCCGCATGGCCATAGGCCAGCACCTTGGCCGCGTTGCTTTCCGGCGCCGGCGTGGTGCCATCGAGCGCGCCTTCGATCTCCTTGATCGATTGGCGGATGGTGGACTTGCTCATGCTGTGCAGGCCCACCTTGATGTTGGTGGCATAGGCCAGCAGGCCGGTCAGGCCCTCGGGAAATTGCGGGTATGGCAGATCCAGATCTTCCGTCTTTCCACCAGGTGTAATGGTGGGCTTTTCCGGCTGTGCCTCGGCCACGAACGCCTCGTCGTGCTGCTTTTTGATCTGCTGCTCGATGAAGGCGTGCGCCTTGCCGGCGTAATCCTTGACCTTCTGCCATTTCAGCTTGGTGCTGGTCATCGGCACGTCGCCCATCGCATCATCGAGCTTGGCCAAGCTGCCCTCGGCCATTGCCTGCTCGATGGCGTCGACCACGGCCTTGGCCGACAGCGAGCCCACGATGTTCGGCTTGGCTGGGGCGCCAGCAGGCAACTTGACCGGATCGGCAGGTTTCGCCGGCGCGGCCGTTTCCTTTCCACCGGCATCGGCCTGTGGTGCGGCTTTCGGGGCGGGTGGTAAATCGGCGGCCTTCTCCTCGGCCGCTTTCTTTCCAGCGGCCTCCAGCGCCGCCTTGCCCTCCTCGATCCCCTGTGACAGGTAGTTGAGCAGGCCATCGGCGGCGAACTGCGCCTCGGGCTTGAGCTCGGGCAGCAGGTGCGTGAGGCTGGCTTCGATCTTTTGCAGCTCGGCCAGCGACTCGGCCGTCTTGTCGTTGAGCAGGCCGTCGATCTTGTTGCTCAGGCGCTCCAGCGAAGCCATGCCCTCGCCCTTGATCTCAGGGGCCGTGGCGGCCTTCTCGGGCTCGGGTGCGGCTTTCCCCTCGGCTTTCGGTTCGGCGGCCTTGGCGGGCGCTTCCTGCGGCGCGGCGGGCTGCTTGGCTTCCCACTCGGCATACAGCGTGGCCATCAGATCGCCGTGGCCCGCTTCCTGCACGTCGGCGGTGATCTTCTCTTTCTTGTCGGCCGGGGCAGCGTGGAAGTGCTTCCATTCGCCGGGGGTGGGCGCGGATCCGCCCAGCAGCTTCTTGCGCAGGGTGGCCAGGCGCGCGGCGGCCGATTCGCCATCCTGAATCTGCGTAGCGTGGTGCATGATCAGCGCCGCCTTGTCGGCCGGGCTCATGCCGGCGAAATGCGGCTCCTCGGCCGACAGCGCGGCGTGCGCCTTCTTTTGCGAGTGCGAGCCCTGACCGCTGGCCACCTTGTGATCATCGTGATCGTCGGTAACGTGCACGTGAGCGAAGTGCCCACCCACCACCTGGCCGTTCTGCTTGGTGAACTGCGGGATCCAGACCTGCTTTTTTTGCGTGGCCTTGGCGAACATGAGCAGCGGGGCGTGCCCGCCGTAGAAATTTGGGTTGTGCATAGCCGTCCTTGTGGAGATTGCACAACCCTACCGTCACGACAGCCGCCCAGCGCTACAGGGGGTCCGATTCGGCATGGCAGCGGCCGCATTGTGTAAGTGGCCACTATCGCCCAGCGCCAGCACCAGCGCAGCGCGCCAAACTTGACGATTTTTATTGATAATCAGGGGAAATGCCTTGACTGATATCAATTTGTCAGGATATTGTCCAGCGGCACTATCCCACCACCATCAGGAGCGCCCATGATCCAGCAGATCGACCTTGGCCAATTCGGCGAATACCGCCTGTCCCTGATCGCGTTCTTCGGGATGCCGGCCACGCTCTCGGCATCCTGCCCCGACAAGACGCGCTGCCGCACCTACAGTCCCAAGCTGCTCGGCCCGGTGATGGTGGAAAGCAATGACGCCATCCGCGAGGCGTTCGATCGCGCCGTGGCGCGCGGCTACCGCTCGATGGTGACTGCATAAAGTCACCACGAATGTGCATAAAACCGCATCAAAGCGGGAAAAAATGCACAAAACCGGGATGAATTTGCATAAAAGCGGGAAAACTTGCAAAAAAAAGGGCAGGCCCGCAAGCCCGCCCCAAACGGTTCCGTTTCCCAAGACTTAATCAATCGCCGAGCCAGTGTGCCCGCCCGGCCTCGGGTGGTCAAGCGTGCGCGCTTGCCTTCGAGCGCCAGATCTCGGCCGTCTTCGGCTCCACGATCGTGAGGCCGTTCGCCTCGCCGGCGCGATCGGGCAGGCCGGCGCCGGTGTCGATGTAGATCTGGCTCCCCAGGGCCGACACTTGCAGCACCGGCACGTGGCCGCTGAACGTGGGCGACAGGCCCTCTTGCACACTGGCGTCGACCTTGCCGTCGATCAGATCGCGGCCCCAGGTGAGCGACAGCGGCAGGGTGCTGTGCGTGGTGGCGTTCTCCAGGATATCTTCCAGGGCCTCATCGGGGCCGAGGAACTCGCCGTGGATGACCTGAAACTTGGTGCTGCCCTCGCCCACCACGATGACCAGGGGCAGATCCGCGATCAGGTCGATCACCTCGACCACGTTCCCGGGTGAGCCGGCCGCGACCCACTCGCGCATCAGAATTTCCTCGCGGTTGCCGCCCACGGTCTTGAACCAGGGTTGGCGCAGCAGCTCGATCACGGCGGCCTTGTTCTTGCCGGCATCGCCGACCACGTTCCCGGTGGCGAACAGGCGGTCGACGCGCTTGTTGAAACCGATCTCGGCGAGCAGCTCGTCCAGCAGCTCGGTGCAGCCGCGCAGATCGCCGACCACGAAGTCGCGGCCCACGGTGTTGGTTTTGTAACGCTGCAGCAGGTTCAAGGGTTCAGCTCCCAGGGTCTCGAAGGCGGGCGCGGGCGGCAGTGCCGACGCTGGCGCAGGTTGGTGGTAGATGGTGCCGAGGGCATCGGCCAGGATCAGGTTGCTCATGGATTCAGGGTGTTTCGGTGGTGGTGGGTGGGGTCATTCGCATTCGATGCACATGGCGGCCGTGATGCGGTTGCGGTGGCCGCACTTCATACAGGTCCAGCCGGGGCCATCCAGCAGCGCGGCGGCCGGGTAGGCCTTGGCCAGCGGCTCATCGCGGCTGTACTGCAGCGGGACGACGATCGTTTCGCCGCCCACGGTGGTGACGGTGTCGATATCAAGCATCGGGTTTTCTCTCGAACAGGCGGGGTTTAGTGTCGAACGGCCAGGGCGTGCCAGGCGGCAGTGTAGCGCGCGGCTCGGGCGCGGTGGTGTTGGCGCTGGCCAGCAGCATAGTCAGCTCATCCTTGTCCTCGGCCGACAGATCCGGCTCGGGCGGCGCCAGCACGGTGCGCAGGAATTCCTTGTCCGCCTCGCTGATATCCTCGGGCGGCGGGGCGCGGCGCACGCCTTCGGCCGGCTTGGGCATCTGCTCGATCAGGCCAGGCTCCTCGACCTTGGGCTTGGCCACGCGCGGCTTGCGCAGGCGCTGGGGGCGGCACAGGGTGACCGGGGCAGCGGCGATCGCCGCGTTCAGGCCGGGCAGCAGCTCCTCGGCCACTGGCGCGTCAGCCGGGTGCAGGCGGAACTCGCTGCCGGCCGGATCCGGTTCGGCGGTGTAGGCGGCAGCGCCAGGTATCGTTATATCGTTGACGCTCGCGGCCGGCTCCTCGATCGGCACGCCCAGCGGGCTGGCATAGAAGCCGACGCTGGCCGGATCCACGCCGCCGGCGGCGATCGCTTCCTCGCGCTCGTCGTCGGAGATCAGGCGGAATGCAGCGCCAGGCAGCTCCTCGACCTCGCCGCTGGCCAGCAGCGCGAAGCCGTCGACCGCGTGCACGGTGGTGATGTGGGCGAGCGCGCCGCCCTCGGGCGTGATGGTCAGCTCGATCTTGACCACGTGCTTGATCAGGGCGCCAGTGGCCGAGTCGAACACCTGAATATCAGTGCTGTCAGGGCCGCCCTGCAGGTAGATCTTGCGCAGCGCGCTCATGGCATCAGCCCTCCACGCTGGTGGCGCCAGCCTCGACCACGGACAGCTCCATGCGCTTCGGCTTGCCCATGACGATCACGCCCTCGGGCGTCATCTTGTTGAGCTCCGCCAGCACGCGGCCCACGGCGTCGAGCGACATATCGTCCGGATGGGTGAACACCAGGGTATCGCCGGCGCGCAGGCTCAGGCGCGAGATCTCGGTGATCTCAGGCGGGATTGCGACCGGGGCCGGGGCCTCGATCACGCTGTATTCCACGCCGGGTTCCTTGAACACGATGGTGACGTCGGCCGGGACCACGGCCGCCGCCTGCATGTGCAGGGCGTGGCGCTGCTCGCGCGTCAGGTTGCCAGGCGCCGAGATCAGCAGCGTGTCGCCCGGTTTCAGGCTCAGGCGGGCGATCTCGGCCGGGCGCGGCGCCGGCGGCAGGGCGATCCAGACGCTCTCGGCGGCGGGCGCCACGATGTAGCCGCCGATCTGCGGCTGCTGCTGGGCCAGCCAGTCGGGGCCGACCAGGGCGGTGCCGTTGCCCGGCAGGATCAGGTTGGCGCCGCCATCGGGCAGCATTTCGATCCCGAGGATCTCGATCGGTGCGGATGGGTACATGGTCAGCCTTTGCGTGCGCGGGTGGATGGCTTGCGGGCGGCGGCCTTGGTGCGGGCGCCACGGACGGCAGGAACGGGCGCTGCTGGCGCTTGCGGCGCTTCGGCTGGTGCTGGTGCCGCCTCGGGCGCGTTCGTGCCTTGTGGGGCCTGCTGGCCAGCCAGATCGACCTCGCCGATGCAGATGAAGCCGGTCATGATGGCGTGGGCCGGCGCATAGCTGGCCTGCTGCTGCTCGTTCATGACGATGAAGCCGCCGACCTCGGGGCGGTGGTTGGCCATCCACTCGGCGCCCACGTGCATGGTTTCCGCATCGGTGCGCAGGGCATGCGACGGCAAAGCCTGCTGGGCGGCGGCAGCGGCAGCGGTCTGCGCTGGCTGGTGCTGCACTGGCTCGATGGCGAGGATGCGGGCGGCGAGGATGCGGGACAGCGATTGGAACAGTTTCATCAGGTACAACTCCTAGTTAATGGCTTTCGCCTTGAAAGTGAAGGAACTATGGCGTCACGACTTTTTCGGGTGTGATAACCGGCGGCAAATACTCGTGCTGGCCATCGGTGGCCATGCGGATGGCGCCGCCCACCTCGGGCTTGTGCGCCATCAGCCATTCGCGCTTGAGGATCACCACGCCATGCACGCGGTTGTTATGCACGCGCACCTCGAACCAGTCGTCTTTCCGGTGCTCCAGCAGCGACAGCGCCGGCACGTGGGTGATGCGCTCGAACCCGGGCGCCAGCTCAGGATCGGGGATCAGCACCGGGCCAGCGAACAGCAGCTCGCGCGAAATGCCCAGCAGGCGCTCGGCATCGTCGGTCAGATCGAACACGTCGTTGACCGACAGATCCGCCGGGTGCGGGCGATCGACCATGCGCACGATGGGCATGCGTGGCGTGCGGTTCTGGTGGGCCAGGATGGTCTTGAGCTCGGCCAGATCCGTCGGGCTGGGATTGACCACGATCGGCGCCACCGGCGGATAGGTGCAGGCTTCGAGGTTCGACCAGCGGCGGGCCAGCTCGGCGGTATTGACCTTGCCGCCGGCCAGCAGATCCTCGGCCGGGCGCGGCGGCGTGTGCTCCACCGGGATCAGGCGCGACAGGCGGCGCACGGTGGGCAGATCCGCGCTGACGTAGGTGTTGTAGAACTCGTGCCCTGGCACGAAGCGCTCGACGCCATCGGCCCGCACAAGGTAGTCGCCCGGGACAGGGTGAGGACTGAAAGCGATGCGGCGATCATTCAGGCCAATCGTCTCTTGGGCGCCATCCTCATAGCCCACCACCAGCGGGCGGTAGGCGGCCGCCAGGGGATGCTCGTCGGGATCGATGGCAGCACGCGCCACGCTGACCACGGCGATGGCGTAGACAAGGTGCTTATGCTGAAAGGCGCGGAACGCTGGGTATTTGCCGGTGGCTTCGGGCTGCATGCTGGATTCCTCGGTTGACTATCAAAGGAATCCAGCATTGCGTCACGACTTTTGGCCGGGTTGATTTTTGAGCCATGGCCGGCTCTTGGCTTCCTCGCGCACGATTGCCAGGGCGCCGTCTTTCGTGTGCTTCTCGTGGTGCATCAGGTTGCGGATGCGGTTGAACGTCCAGGCCACCTCATCCTCGGACAGGCCCGACACGGCCGCCATGACGGCCACGCCGTTCCACGTACCGTCTGCGTTGCGGTAGGCGCTCATCCCGGCATCCAGTGCATCAGGAACAGCAGGACCGCCAGCGCGCGATCGGCGAGTGCCCACCCTACGATGACGGCCAGGCCGGTCAGCACCGGCAGCAGGTACAGCGGGATCACCGGCAGGCCTTTGCGCCGGCGGCGGCCGCACAGCAGCTCCAGCACGATGGCCAGCGCCACCACCAGCAGGATCTCCCAGCCTTGCCCCGGCTTCATGGGATCCACCCGATCGTGATGTGGCGCGCCAGGTACAGCACGCCCTCGATAAGTGCCCAGCCTACAGCGCCGACGACGGCCAGCATGCACAGCATCTGTTTCCCGGTTGGCAGGTACATTACGCATCCCCCTTCGGGCGGTACAGGTCAGCCACCCGCGCCACGTTGCCATCGAAGTACTCGGGCTGGCTTCCTACCGCCGCCCACAGCTCCGCCAGTTGGTGCACCAGGCGCAGTTGGCCAGGATCCAGGCCTTCCACGCGCACGCTGGCGAGCGTGCGGCCATCCCTCTCGGCCTTGACCTCAATGTGATCGTCGCCGCGCACCAGGGTGCCGCCATGCGTGCCCTGCACGCCATCTTTCACGCGATCGTCAGCAGCGGGCGCCGCTTCGGCATCGAGCTGCTGGATGATGGTCTGCGCGTAGTTGGCAAAATCCAGCGCCTCCTCAAGCATGTGCTGCAGGAGCTGGCGGTGCGACAGGCCCGCGTTGCCCAGGGTGACGCCGTACTTGCCAATGCCCACCTGCGAGCGCTGCAGCAGCAGGGCGCGGTTGGCCTCGACCACGGTGTCGATGATCGGCTTCGTCACTGCGCGCCCTCCTCTGGCTCTGCGCGCACCACCGGGAACGGCTCGCCGGTTTGCGCATGGATCGGCACGCGGCCGGTGTACTCGAAATAACGCTGGCACTGCACGTCGGTGAAACGCGGGTCCAGCTCCATCAGGCGGGCGCACATTTTTTCTTCCTCGGCCGCGATCATGGTGCTGCCCGAGCCGCCGAACGCATCGCCCACCAGGTCGTTTTTGCGCGCGTTATTGCGCAGCATCTTGGTGATCAGGCCCACCGGCTTGGTGGTTGGGTGCTTCTCCGATCGGGCCGGCTTCGGGTGGAAGATGACGGTCGACGCCACGTCCTTCACCTGCGCATCGCCGGACACGATCAGCACCTGATCGCCGAGCTGCACCGCATAGCTGCCATCTTCCTGCCGCGTGAACGGGCTCTCAGGCCCCATTTCCTTGATGCTGGTCTGCTTGCGGCCGCCGAACCAGCGATGGCTCTTGCCGGGCTTCCAGCCGTACAGGATCGGCTCGTGCATCGGCTGGTAGTCCGTCATCCCGAGCACGAACTGGTTCTTTTTCCAGACGATGGTGCCGCTGAACTTCCAGCCCACGGTGCGGAACGCGGTGTGGAAATTATGCGCCTCGCGGTCAGGGTGGGCCACGTAGATGGCGGCGCCCGGCTTGGTGACATCGTAGATGGCGCGGAACGCATCGCACAGGAAGTCGAAGAACTTGGCGTCGCTCATGAGATCGTTGGCGATGCTGCCCGACTTCGAGCGCTTGCCGCCATCGGCTTTGTCCAGGCCCTTGTTCTTGCCGCCGATATCGACGTTGTAGGGCGGATCCGTCCAGACCATATCGAGCTGCTCGCCGGCCAGCAGGGTGTTCCAGTGCTCCGGATCGAGCGAGCTGCCGCACATGACGCGGTGCGGGCCGCAGATCCACACGTCACCCGGCACGCTGTGCGGGATCTCGGGAACATCGGGCACGGCATCCGGATCCTTCTCGGGCGGCGGCGGCGCGATCTGGAACAGCTCGTCCAGCTCGTCTTGGCGGAATGCCGTGAGGGACAGGTCGAAGCCGGCCGTTTGCAGCTCCACCAGCTCGGTCTTGAGCACTTCGAGGTTCCAGCCGGCATTCAGCGCCACCTTGTTGTCAGCGATGATGTACGCGCGGCGCTGGGTATCGTTCAGGTGCGACAGGTCGATCGTGGGCACGACTTGCAGCGCCAGCAGATCGGCGCCCAGGATGCGGCCGTGGCCGGCCAGAACATCATCGCCGGCCGTGAGGATCGGGTTGGTCCAGCCGTACTGCTCGATCAGGGACGCGATCTCGTGCACCTGCTCCTCGCTGTGCGTGCGGCTGTTCTTCGCGTAAGGCAGCAGGTCGACCAGGCGGCGCATCACGATCGCCTGCGGCATCACCACGTCGACGCCATTCTTGGTGCGGCTCATGGCAATGGCTCCATCTGCTCGGCGTAGTAGTGCCAGACGTACTGGCCGTAGGCTTCGAGCGTGGTGCCCAGGTAGTAGACGACGCCGCCCTCGGGCACGTCATCGCCGGTGCCGATGCGGTGGATCCGGTACAGGACCGTTGGCGCCTTCGGGTCGACCTCGGCCCACAGGCAGGTGGTGCCCATCTGGTCGGCCACGTGGCGAACCATGAAGCCGTGCGGCAGCGCGAGCTGCAGGCGGTGGAAGATCGGATACTTGAATACGGAGCGGGTCATGTGTGCATGGTTCCTTGCTTTACTGCTATCACGAAGTCCTGCCAGCCTGGCCGGCGGTACTCCCAAAATTCCACGTAGGCCGGGTGCAGCACCGAGAAGGCGCGCGCCAGGTCCGGCGCCACGTGGTCGTTGATCTTGAATGAGCATTGCCCGCGCTCGCGGTGCCGGGTGTAGTGGCGGATCTCCTCCACGATCGTGCGCGACGAGAAGCGGGTCCAGCCGGCGCGGATCAGCGCCAGCGTCTGGCGCTCGAACTGGCGGTAGATCTCCTCGTTGGTGGCCAGCCAGGGCAGGAACCCGGGCAGGAAATGCTCGGTGTAGGGGCGCAGCAGCTCGGTCAGGCGCATGGCGGCTCCTCGGCGGCTGGCGGCACGTACATGGCGCACAGGCCATCGGACAGCGGCTCATAGGCCTTGCACAGGTTCGGCCGGTTCTCGTAGTCGCCACAGCGGCCCTCGGGCGTGAGGCGGGTGCAGGCCCAGCGCGCAGCACCATACGGGCGGTTGGCCGTGGGATTGTGGCCAGGCGTGCCAGGCTCACGAATCTCCAGGCGCAGCGGGATGAAAGGATGGCCAGGCATGGCCGCATCGAGGTGGCGAACAGCATCCCCGGGCCAGTACTCGGCGTAGATCATGCCGTTCCAGTAGGTCGAGGAGAGGAACATATCGGTGCAGCAGGCGCCGGGCTTGGCGCAGGTATCGCAGGCGCTCATGCTGCGGCCTCGGCGCTGGCCAGCTCCACGGCGGCGATGCGCCGGCACGAGATCTCGACGTTGTGCGGATCCAGCTCGAACCCGATGAAGCGGAAACCGCCCAGGCGGGCGCCACGGCCGGTCGAGCCGCTGCCCATGAAGATATCGAGCACCACGCCACCGGGCGGCGTGACCAGCGCGCACAGGTAGCGCATCAGGGCGGTGGGCTTGACGGTCGGATGATCGTTGCCGCCGGCGGCCGTGTTCTCGATCTGGCGCAGCGTGGCGCCATGCTTGAACTGCGGCCCCGGGTTGGTCAGGCCATCATGGCGATCGCGCGAGCTGGCTTTGGCGCAGTAGAAGAACCGGGCGGCGCTGCCCTTGTCAGCATGGAAGGCGCCGGCTACGCGCGCACGTGCCCCGGTTACGTTGCCCACGCTGGCGGCGCTGGCCTCGGTGCCGCGCACTGGCGCACTGGCGCCGGCTTCGGCCGGGAACAGGTCGACCACCTCGGGGCTACCATCGTGGATCAGGTTCGCCGGCCAGCGGCCGCCCGCATCAGGCGTGACCACGCGGCGCTCGGCTTCGTGCGCGATGATGTTGCCACCGTTGCCACCATTGATATGCGTGCGCAGGTGCGGATTCAGGGCCAGATTGCTGCCGTCACCCACGGTCACATGCGGCACGCGGCTGGCGTCGATGTTGATGGCGCCGGCGCCCCACTTGCGCACGTTGGCCGCGACGGTCAGGCCTTTCTCCAGCGGCTTGCGCGCCATACAGATCGGCTCGTGCGCCGGCTTGAGCGCGGTGCCCCAGCCATCCCACGCTGCGACCTCATGCGCGGCGCCGGCGGCCTTGTCGATCGCCTTGGCCACGTTCTGCGACTTCGGGAACCCCGAGCCATAGACCCACATGATCTGATCGCGGATCTCGAACCCGGCATCCTCGATCGCGCACGTGATGCGGTGGTAGGTGCGCGCGGCAGCAAAGGCCAGTAGATGGCCGCCCGGCTTGAGCACGCGCAGCGCCTCGCTCCACAGATCCACGCTGTAGGCGATGCCAGTGCGATCCCAGCCCCGCCCCATGAACCCGATCTCATACGGCGGATCACAGACCACCGCGTCGACCGAGTTATCCGGCAGGGCTTTCAGGCGCACCAGGGAATCAGCGCATTCCAGCGCCACAGTCGAGCGGCCAGCCAGGACGGCCAGCAGCGCATCGGCGTTATCATTTTTATACATTGGTTAGTTACGTTCGATGATGATGGTGCCGCCCTGCTCTGGCGGTTTGTCCAGGCCCCAGGCCTTGCGCTCGGCCGCCTGCACGATGGCCAGCGCCTCGGTGGTGATCTTGGCGCGCTTGCCCTTCTGGAACCCTATGTCGTGATCCTTCTCCTGCAGCGCCTCATAGATGCGGTTGCGGGCGGCATTGAGCTCATTGCGGTGGCGGGTGAGCACCTCAGCCCGGGCGGCGATCGCACGCTGCTCGATCTGCTGTTCAGGCGTCATGAACTCGTCATCGAGCTGGTCGACCACGTGCGACGAGACAGCCGTGGTCGAGACAGGCGGCAGGCTGGCCGGGGCATCGCTTTTAAAGGACGAGCCGACAACCGGCGGCGCTTGGTTCCCCGGGCTCTGCGCATTTGTTGCCAAGGGTAATCCGCCCCCGACGAACGCACGATCAGCCGCTTCTTGAGCCCGATCGTTGACTCTCGATTGATCCATGCGTTTCTGCCACTTCTCGGCAGCAGCTCGCTTTTGCACGGCTTGCTTTGAAACTCCGAGCGTTTTGCCAATGTCCGCGTGCGAGCACTTGATCTCGCCTTCCCATTGCAGCCGGGCCATGCGCCACTGTTCTTCGGTGACTTGTTGTCGTGCCATTTCCGTTGATTTCCAATGTGAACGGCTTCAATATGGCGTCACGACTACCGGCCGCGACAACAATCTAGTTGTCGGGTTGTCGGTGGCGACAACTACGATGCGAGGATGACGATGCGAGCAGACAGACAGCCAGGCTTGGGCGTGGACAGGCGCGGCGCCGACAGGCGATTGATGGCAGGTGATCCGGATGGGGATGCGTTACGGCTGGCGGGGCAGCACAAGATCAGCGTGCTCTACTTCGATGGCTACGTGCAGGCGACCTACCCGGGCGGCAGCGCCACGGCGACGTTCACCAGTGAGAGGTGGGTGATGGCGGCCACGCGCGAGGCGATCGAGCGGGCCGTGGTGCAGATCAGGGCGAAAGCGCCACAAGTGGCGCCGGATCTCAGGTTCTCGTGACGCGCACAAGCTGCGCGTGCGCACCGAATTGCAGGTCGACCACCACCCGAGGGAACGACCGCACCAGCTTCCCACCCACCAGTGCAGGCTTGTACGACGTCTCGATCGTCACGCGCTGCACCGGCTCGCCTCGCTCCAGGGCATCAGCGGCCACACGGAGCTGCCGGACCAGATCTTTCAGTGCCAGTTCATTCATGGTGCGTGTCCTTCTATGGGTGCGCGGGGCAGGTTGCTGCCTACGGGTGTTGCCAAGGGTAACTATCAGCCCGGGGCCGCATCGAACAGCGCGCCATAGGCATATTCGGCGATCAGATCGTCAAACAGGGCCTCGGCTTCATCGCTCGTGGCGTACCGGCCCATGATCTCCTCGGTCCTGAACACCTCGCGCCAGTCCTCGTTCGTCATGCGCACCACCTCCCACTGGCGGCCATCGCGGTGCTGGTTGTTATGCCGGCAAATGAACGGGTAGGTTTCCAGCGCGGTCATCAGGGCGGCCAGCATCACCAGCGTGGGCTTGGCGGGCATCAGCTTCGATTCCATGGCGTTCTCCCCTTACAGGCCGAAGTCGCGCTTGAACCGGCGCTGCGTGATGTGCAGGGCCGAGCGCATGATGGGCAGCGTGGGCGGCATCCGATCCCCGAGGGTGATGCGCATCCACTTGATGGCCACGTAGGTGCCACGGCGCACGCGGCGAACATCGACCTTCGGGGCGTGCTTGGAACGATCAAGGCGCTTCATGGTGGCCATGCGCTTCTCTTGCACCTGCTCTTGAGTGAGTTTCATCGGGATCCCCTCGTTCAGGCGGCGACGCCGGCAGCGGCCATCTGTTCTTCCAGCGCCACCAGCTCGGCGAACTGCGCAGCGTACTTGTCGGCCAGCTCGTCAGTGTAGTTCTCATCATCATCCAGCAGGCGCTCGGTTTCCTTGTAGGCGGCGTGCAGGGTGGCGTGCTTGGCTTTCAGTTCATCGCGGTCCATCGTGTTCTCCTGTTCGGGGCAACAACAGCGCCGCCCATGAACAGAATCATACCGAATGCTAACGCTTTGCGCTAGTCTTTATCGCATTGCGTTAGATATTTTATACAGGTGAGGTGTTACAGGGACTCGCGCCCCGCTTTACAGATCGCCTCTTGGGTGAGGACAAAGGCGCGGAACTCCTGCCGGGCGCGGCGCAGGTGCTGGGCGATGATGTACCGTGGCGGGTGGGTGGCCAGCAGGTATTCGTAGGCCCAGCGGTAGGTATGGCCGCCCACCACGCGCTGCATGATGTACGCCATTCGCGGGCCGTGCTGCACCTTGATGTTGGTGACTATGCGCGTTGGGCTTGTTCCCGGCATCGGGATCCACGGCCTGGCCATCAGCAGCGCCCCAGCCAGCGTCGACGCGCGGCGAGATCCTCGGCCAGCTCGGCACGCATCAGGCGCCGTGCGGCCATCAGGCGGTAGGCGATCGCATCCCGGGTCAGGCACTGGCGATCGAACGTGAAATTCCAGGTGTAGACGCCGCCGAGCGCGTAGCGGCTCATGGTGTAGGTGGCATAGATGCTGTACTCGCGCTTACTGTTCGATACAGAATGCGTCGCGCACGCGGGCGCACGTCCGGCCAGGCTCATGGGGATCTCCAGGGTGGTGTTGGTGTTTGGCGCCCGGGCCGCTGGTCAGACGGCGAGGCAGATATGGCTAATCACCTCGCTTGCATAGTGCAGCGGCCGGGCATTGATGGAGTGTCGCACGGCGGGACTCGAACCCGCGACCATGGCTTGTGCAGGCCAGGTTCTGCCGCTGAACTACGCGCGCCACATGGCTGGCGGCTGCTCGACGTTGCCCTCGCCGGCGCCATAGGGTATCGGACAGCCAACTTATTGTCGGCAACCGCCAGTCATGTAGCGGCTCGATACGGCTGCGGCCGGCAGGCACTCGTCAAAGCACTGGCCGGCCGCTGCCGATCGAACCACAAGGATGCAGGCTGTTGGCCCCTGCCGAATCTCGCCTCTACCGCCTTCCTCCCACGCCGCCAGCGCAATCAAAGCGTCACAGCACGGATCCAGTCGGGCAGCCTGCATTCTTGTGGCGCCGGGACAGGGCTACCCGCCCCGGCGGTACTGCGGCCTTGCATGGTGCTGGGCTACCTTCACCGGCTACGTGTTGACGGCTGCCAGGCTGCGCAGCGGCTTTAACGGGCCGGGTTCTAGCCGGCCGGATCCAGTCATACAGCACCACGCCGGGCTTTCACCGGCTTGCCCCAGCTCCCCGCCGAGGTCTTGAGCAGTTCCACCGGGCTCGCTGTACGGCTCCACCGGATTCCTGCCCCTAGCATCAGCGCCGGCCAGAGGGCGTACAGTCAGGCCGGCACTTACTGATCGTTGCGGATCATCACCACATGGCTGGGCACTTGGGCGGCTCGATTGCGATCCACGCGCAATGGAGTGGTGCCGGGGCAGGCGTCGAACCGTCATCCCAAGTGTCCAGCCATGTGGCGCCTCGTGAGAGGCTCCACGGTGCTACTGGTTGCGGGGGCAGGACTCGAACCTGCGACCTCCGGATTATGAGCCCGACGAGCTGCCAACTGCTCTACCCCGCGAAACTGGTGCCGAGTTCTTTCCCCCCGGCGTAAGTCAGGCCCGTAGCTTGCCATTCGCCCTGCTCATCCGCGCATCAAGCGGCGCCCCCGGGCTACCTTCACCCGGCTCTCGGCCCTCGATCGTGGTCTATCGCAGCTTGGCGGGCTTCGACCGGCAGCGCCACCGCGCCCTTGCTTTACCTGCGCAAAGATGCCTGTTGGTGGCTACCATTCCGACCGATGCCCTCATGGGGCGAGGTTTCATGACCGGCGCAACTATCCGTCCTACACGCGCTTGCCCTTCGCTGCTTTGCATGAAACCCCACCTCATGAAGGCCCTCTTGCGAGGATCCCCATGCCGGCCTAACGTGCGTCTCCGGTGCGCACCCAAAAGCACGTTTCCACGGTGCCTAGCCGTCGTAGCAGGTTCTTTCCGCTTCTGCCCGACCGTCGCGTCGCCGCCTTGTATCCGCTTTCCTTCGTTGGTTTCCCAACTGATAAGCCTGCTCCGTCCACGCCCACGACTATAGTGCGTGGTGCCTTTCCGGTGGTGGCTTATCAGTTAGGGCTCGAAAACGACGGTAACCGAGCCTCAACCTAGATCGCTTCGGCCGATGGTTACGGCCATGACTTCCACGATCTCGCGTTCTTCGGGTCCAGCCCCATGCAGCTAGGGGAACGCTATGCTGGATTGACTACGACTAGCGAACTCCCCGTAAGTGCTCGCGGTCTATTCTGCTTCCTGCGCTGAATCCCCGGCGCTTACGCCTTGAAACTCAACGGAACGAATCTTAACCGGACTAACGCAATGCGCGCAAGTCCTTTTCTGCAATTTTTTAACGCTGTGCGGTAGCGGCTTGGCGGCGCACTGCGCTGGCGGGTTCATCGCCCCACGATTGCGCGACCTGCTCGCGGCCCTTTTGCAGGCCCTGTGCATACGCCGCATGGGTGGTCACCGCCATATCGCGCCAGCCGTGACGCAGCCAGAACCACACGCCGCGCGCCAGGCCGATCACCAGGTTCAGCGGGACCGGCGCACAGTAAGCGACCGGGGCGTTGTAGGTGACCCAGGCGATACCGTAGAAGCCCGGGATATTCTCGCCCATGGCGACCTTGCGGATCACGCGGAAACCTTGGGCATAGGCGCTCACGATCGCCAGCAGCACCAGCAGCGCCAGCAGGCCGGCCTGCACGTATTGGCCGTCGCCGAAGCGCATCACGGCCAGGGCGGCCAGGGCGAAGCTGGAAACCACGTCCACCACGATCAGCGCCGGCTTGACCTTGAAGCGCTGGAGCAGCATGACACCGCTACCGAAGATCAGCGCCACTGGCCAGCGCCAGTCCATGCCATGATAGGCGGTCAGGCCCGCCATGATGACGCCGGCGATTGCCAGCCAGCCGTACATACCGATTTTGTTCTTGCTCTTGCTCATTGCTTTTTCCCTAAGTGTTGTTGGACCTGCTCTTGTAGCGCTTTCAGGCGCTCGCCTTGCTGCTGCACTTTGTCGACCATGACGGTGCTCTCTTGTAGTTGCGCCGGGCTGTAACCCGGCGCTATCCCTTGCCCTTTTAGCCATCACATAGCCAAGCCATCTAGCCATATTCGAGCTGCTCGGGCCGGGCCTTCGGCCGGTGAGAGATCACGCACTTGGCGGGGCGGGGATAATCGTAGGCGGGACAGGCGGAAACCTCGGCCAGGCGCCAGGGCTCGATCTCGAATGACGGTAGATCCAGCGGTTCAACGGCGATCGCGCCGCATCCCAGCGCGGCCAGCGCCACGCGCGCCAGCATGCCGCCGCCAATAATCAAAATCCGCATTCCGTCTCCCGTTGTTCTTGTGTTGGGGGGCGGTACCATCTGCCCATGTCTACCTCCTGCCATCCATGAAGCGGGAGAGACTACGCCCGGAAACCCGTCGCGCTGGTACCAGCAGTTTGACGAAACACGCTTATCCTTGCTGCTGCCTCGCGGCTGCAAATGCTTGCTCCAGGGCGGTCGAGGCCTTCGCGCGCAGGCGGATCGCCGCCGGCACGTTGGCCACTGCGCCAGTCTTCGGGTTGCGACCAGGGCGCGCCGCGTAGGGCTTGGCCACCACCGTCACCATCCCGGGCAGGCGCACCTCGCCGTCGCTGGCCAGCGCCGTGGCGGCTACCTTGGCCGACGCATCCAGCACCAGCTCGGCCAGCGACACGGACACATTTGCCGTCACCGCGACCTGCCGTAGGAATTCCTTCTTGTTCATCACACTGCCCTTGCGTTGTTCGATGTTTGGCAGTGTGTCGTCACGACTTTGAAGATCAAGCGTTTTCGATCAAAGGTCCGAATGGCCCACCGGGTTGCTGCGCCGGCGGTTGCCGCGACGCTCGATCACCAGCTTCTCGCGCACGAGTACTTCCTGCGGCACGGCCGGCGTGATCTCGGGGTTGCGGAAGCATTCCAGCACGAAGCCGGCGCGGCCGCACTCGGCGCCGCAGCAGCAGATCTCGGCGTGGCCGGCGTCGGCGCGCGCACCGCACTCAGCGCAGCGCGCCTCCAGGGGGATGCCCTTGTGCGTGCGCACCAGCACCCGGCCCATGCAGTGGCGGCAGGCGTGGTCGACCAGCTCCCACCCGCCCTTGCCCGGGGCGCGCGGCTTCGACAGCGTGACCGGCGCCGGGCCGGCCGGGCTGACCGTGCCCGAGAACAGGTCGATCTGACTCATGACGTTCGAGGGTTCGATCATGCCAGCTCCTCGACGTCAGCCCGCACGATCGAGCGCGAGGTGGTCCAGCCCATCACCCTCGGCCCATCCTTGCGGCGCAGGATCGTCAGCATCGCCTCCAGGCGATCGCGCACCGGGTGATCGAACTGCTCGATGCGCATGGCGCCGTTCTCGACGCTGGCGATGCGCACGTAGAACAGGTGGCGCCATTTCTTCGGCCGGGCGCCCTTGGCGTTCTTCCCCTTGAGCACCTCGCGCTCGCGGTTGTAGCAGGACACACACATGGTCTGCCCGCGCACCAGGCGCATGCGGCCGATCAGGCGGCTCTCGTCGTCATCACCACTGTGCCGGCAGCGCACGCAGATCTGGCGGTACGCGAACGACTGGTGCGCCGGCACCGGCTTCGGCAGCGCCACCGGATCGGTATGGTGCTGGCCAACATCGCAGCCAATGCAGGCCTCCAGGCGCGTGCCCCGGCGCGCAGCCTCGGGCGCGGCCGCGAAATTCTTGGAGCAGGATCCCGGCGACATCGTGCCGTAGCGGGCGCACGTGAAGAACTTGCCGTCGAAGCCGTCGACGGCGAAATAGATGACAGCAGGTGCAGGCGGCCGCATGGGTGCTTTCAGGTGAACGTCAGGAGTTGATTGACCACGGCATCGAGCTCGGCCGGGTTGCGGTAGTTCGCGTGCTGCATGATGCGGTCCCACACGACGTCCAGAATGCTCTTGTAGATGCGCTGGAATTCGAGCTCGGGGCAATTGGCGAACGAGATAGAGCGGGCCTTGAAGGTGAACGAGCCGTCGAGGGCGAACACCACGTCGCAGTGGCCGGCCAGGATCAGGATCTTCTCGCGGAACGACTCGAAGTCCTTGGCCGGCACCATGCCGTCGATGCGCACCGCATCGGGCGCCGCGTCCGGATTCCAGTGCTCGAAGCCGGTGCGGATCAGTTTCAGGGCCTTGCGGTGGAATCGCAGGTTGCGCACCTTGGTGACGTCGACCTTGACGCCGGCGCCGACCTTGACGCCGGCCACGAACAGCTCGGCCGCTTCATCGACCGGGCGCAGCAGGCCGCCGGGCAGCTTCTCGAAAATGGCGTGCATCAGTAGTCCTCTCGTTTCCAGCCGCCGCCGTTCTTCTTGGCCAGCTTGATCATCTTGGCGATCGGGATCACCGGCAGCACCTCGGCGCACAGCTTGATCTTCATCTGCCCCTTGTCGGTGGTGTACTCGCCCTTCGTTTCGTGGATCTCCAGGCGGCCATCGGCCAGCATCACCAGGAAGTCGATTTCGTAGAACGTGTTATCGGCCAGGCGCACGTTGAACGGGTGCGCCTTCCACCAGGTGATTTCGCCGGCGAGCTGCTGCACGGCCAGGATCCCGGCGTATTCCTGCTCCGTCTTGTTCAGGTCCGACTTGGGCGCGCGGCCGATCGCCTGAAAGCGCTGCAGGCCGCCGGCTGCTGCTGGCGCCGACGCGGCCGCCGGCGTGCGCGAGCTGCCCACCCGCGCGTTATGCGCGTCGACCGCTGCCTGTGTCAGGCGCACAGCGCCAGCCTTGCGAGCCTTCGTCATGCTGCGCTCCTGCGGTCGTATTCCTGCTTCACGAACTTGGTGAGGCGCTCCAGCTCGGCGCGCAGCCAGCCATTCTTGGCGGCGGCATCATACGCGGCCACGCGCTCGGTCTTGGGCAGGTTCCACAAGCGGGTGGCCATCCAGTTCAGCACCAGGTCGACCAGCTCGCGCGCGGCATCCTCGCCCTCGCTGGCGCGCACGGCGGCGATCGCCTCGACACGGCGCAGGAACGGCTGCTTGGCCAGGCCGCGCGCGATGCAGCATGCCCGCTTGGCGTTCATGCGGCCCGAGTCGGCTTCGCACCATTCGCACCAGTTCATCGGGAACGCACGCCCATCATGTTGCGCAGGGTGCTGACCGGCGTGCGCGTGACCTCGTGCATGCGCAGCAGCAGGCCAGAGGTAACCGGCGCGCGCAGGTTGCGCACCTTCGACAGGATCGGGGCCTGCACGTCGAGGATGCGCGCCAGGGCCGCATCGTTTTTCAGGTTCATCTGCTTGACCAGGCCGTCGATCAGGGCGTTCGGGTTGTAGCCTGGCTCTTTATTGAACTTTTCCAGCAGCATTCGGGTTTCCCTTGAGGTGTGCGAGCGCGCCGGCGAGCGCGCCGACTGCGGTGAAATTGACGCCGGCAGGATCCGGCGCCTTGTACAGTGTCTTTGCCCAGGGGCCGTCGCCGGCGGCGCGGAACACGCGATCGCGCCACTGGATCCAGAGTTCGCCATCGATGCGGGTGAGCTGCAGTTCGGCGCCCTTGCGATCGATCGCGGCCGACGACGTCCACCACTGGCCAGCGACAGCGGCGGCGGTGGCCACCGGCGGCACGGCCGGCTCTTTCCGGCACCAGTTGCGCCACGTGCCCGACCAGTCCACCTTGCTGGCCTGCTGGCCGCTGGCCGAGATCCAGTGATCGCGGAACCGCTCGGCGATCGCGGCGACGAATTCGGGAGTCCAGGCGGGGAACGTGGCCAGCGCCCAGGTCTTGAACTCCTCGGGCAGGATCCACTCGGCCGTCAGGCGGGTGGCGCGCGGGATCTTCTTGAGCTCGGGCGCAGGCTTGCCCGCCGGCGCCGGCGCTTGTCCGGACAGCCAGGCCGGCGCGATGCGGTAGGCCTTCGAGCCTTCCATCTGTTCGAGCCAACCATCGGCCATCATGCGGCGCAGTTGGCCGCGCACCGTGTCATCGGCCTGGCGGGTTTTCTTGGCCAGCCGGGCGACGTCGACGGCGATGTATTCGCCGCCATCGGTGCACTGGTCAGCCAGCGCCAGCGCCAGCAGCATTTCGCCGGCGCCGTTCGGGTAGCGCGCCCATACCAGGGCGGTGACGCGGGCGCTCATCGGCTGGCCATCCGCTGCAGCGCCGACAGGCCCACCACCGCGATCTTGCGCGACCTGGCCGGGCGCTTCGTGGCGCGCTCGGGGATGGTGACGCCATCCCACATGCCGCGATCGATCAGGATGGCCTGCGATTCGGCCATGGCGCGGTCGAACTCCAGCTCGACAAAGATCAGGGTCATGCCGGCCGGGCGGTTGCGCTGGCGATCGTAGACGGCGTGGCAGTCGTAGCAGGCGTAGCAGCCGAACGGGTCGTGCGCCTTGAGGCTGCGGCCCTTGCCGTGGGCGATCCGGTTGCTGTGCGCCCATACGGTGGTGTCCGGATTGCCGTTGCAAACGCCCGGCAGGCGCAGCCGGCAGTCCATTCCCTCGGCCGAATCGGTGATCTTGCTCATTCTGGAACAACCTGCTTAAAATGCTTCGCGGAAATATAAATCTTGGTGTTTGTGTTGCGCATTCCGCTTCATTTTCAACAGGTTAATCAGGCGATGCGATTGCTTGTTCGCAATTTTCCCAGCAGGCAAATTGTGTCAAAGCGGGTGCGGGCCGTCAATGCCTCTTGGAAAATATATTTAACCGGGGATTACAAATATTTTTCTTGTTCCGCTTGACGCAATGCGTTAGTCCCTTTACACTCATGTTCATAGGAATTCAGCTTCAGAGAAAGACCGGGAGAAGCCGAGTATGTACGACACGCCAAAGGTGCTACGCACCGGCCTCCCGGCTATTTTTTTAACCAAGGGGGGTGTCAATTGTCCAGCATCGAACGCATCAACGAATTTAACAACTACCGCCGTATCAAGCGCTCCGAGCGCATCCAGTGCGCCATCGTCGTGGTGGTCCTGCTGGTGATGGTGCTGGGCGCCGGCTGCGCCTTCAAGGTGGCAGCATGATCCGCCGCACCTACGCCACGCCACGCCGCCCATCGGTGACGCGCACCCTGCTGGTTCGGGCCCAGCGTGCCATCCTGCACCTGCGCCTCGATCACACCCGCGTCGTGATGGCGCTGACCGAGCGCCGGATCCAGAACAACAAGCTGGCCATGACGCTGTATCCACAGCACATCGCGGCCCTGAATGAACAGATCGCCGAGGCCGAGGCCGAGCAGCTCCGCCAGCAGCAGATCCAGAACAGCCTTCACATCAAGCTGATCCACCTGAAATGAGAACTGTCACCATCCGCGCCTCCTCGTGGGGCGCCCTTTTCGACTGCGCCTACAAGTGGGAAGCCGAGCATCTGCTGGGCATGCGCAGGCCTTCCTCGCTGCGTGCCTCGCTGGGCACGGCGATCCACGCCGGCACGGCCGCATTCGACCAGGCGCGCCTCGACGGCAAGCGGATCCGCCCCGACGACGCGGCCGAGGTGTTCGTGGATGCGCTCCAGAATCCCGATGGCGAGGTCGACTACAAGTCCGACCGCACGATCAACCTGGGCGAAGCGGAAACGATCGGGCTGGCGCTCACCGTGAAATACTGCGTCGAGGTGGCGCCGAAGTTCGATTTCAAGAGCGTGGAAATGAAGCTCGACCCGCTGGAGATCGACGTCGGCGACGACCTGATCATCCGCCTCACCGGCACCATGGACAGGGCGCGCGTGGCGCGCTACCACGTGCAGCCGATCCCGGGCACGAACCACGAGCTGCTGATCCCGAATAGCGGCGGCCTGTTGGTACCCGAGGGCGGCGTGATCATCCCCGACGTCAAGACCGGCTCGCGGATCATCGAGAACGGCGAGGTATCGCTGAAAGGCAAGGGCGCCCAGCTCGGCGCGTACCAGCTCATGTACGAACACACCGCCAAGGAACCAACCTACGGCGGCCAGATCATCGGCCTGCAGACGACGAAGCAAGCCATGACCGGCGTGTCGCGGATCCTCGACGGCAAGCGCCCGCTGCTGGGCGAGGGCACCACCAAGGGGCTGATCGAACAGGCGGCGATCATGCTGAAATCCGGTTTTTTCCCCGCCAACCCACAATCCCAACTGTGCAGCAAAAAATTCTGCGCGCGCTGGGACACCTGCATTTTCCACGACTAGGAGCACTACAGAATGGCTACCAATCTTCAAGCAATGCGCGCCGGCAATAACACCGGCACCGCCGTCGCCCACCCGGTGAAAGACAAGCTCACCATGCTCGACCGCAAGAAAGACCTGCTGGGCGCTGGCGCCTCGGAATCGGTCAAGGTCGACCGCGAGATCCGCGCCGCCGCCATCATGCTGAGCAACAGCAAGGATCTGCAAGAATCGACGCCGGAAACCTTCTACACGGCCGTCTCGAACGCGATCAACTCGGGCATCGGCCTGTGCAACGGGCGCGGCTACCTCGTGGCCTACAAGGGCAAGTGCTCATTCGTGCCGGGCTGGAAGGGCCTGATCGATCTGGTGGCGCGCACCGGCCGCGCAACGGCATGGACCGGCGTCGTCTACAAGGGCGACAAATTCGATTACGAGCTGGGCGGCGATCCGTTCCTGCGCCACAAGCCAGAAGGCGATTCCGACAACTGGAGCCAGGCCACGCACGTCTATGCGATCGGCCGTATCAAGGATCAGGATTTTCCGATTATCGAGTGCTGGACCATCGCCAAGGTCATCAAGCACCTGAACAAGTTCAACAAGGTCGGCGGGCGCCACTACGCGCTGAAAGACGATAACAACATGGAAATGTACGCCCGCAAGATCGTGCTGCTGCAAGCCATGAAATACCTGCCGAGCTCGCAGGATCTGGACAAGGCGGTCGCGGCCGAGACTGCCAGCGAGCGCGGGCAGGAACTGGTGATCGACCAGAATTTCGTCTACGTGCCGAGCGACGATGACCAGCAGAGCTACGACGAGCCGGCCCAGCAGGCCCAGCCGGCCGCACAAAGCGCGCCAGTGCAGCAGCAACAGCACCACCAGCAGCAGGGCACCGTGGACGAGCGCAGCGCCGTGGAGAAGCTGGCCGACCGCCTGAGCACCATCGGCGACGTTGAAGTCCTCGATCTCGAATCTGACTTCATCCAGAGCGTGGCCGGATCCGATGAGGAAGAACAGATGCTGCAGCAGGCCTACCGCACCCGCCGCGAGCAGCTCACCAGCAAGGGCGGCGCCGCAGCGCAGCCGGCCGCACCGGCAGCACCGGCAGCGGCAGAGAAGCAAGCAGCGCCAGCCGGCCGCCGCGCACGTGGCGCCATGAGCGTCGACTAATCGAACCACCCGTAACCGAACAAGGAACCAACATGAAAATCAATCAACTGCGCGTGCGTAACGTCCTGGGCGCCTCGGATATCTCGGTGGTGCTGAACCAGCCGATCACCCTGTTCTGCGGCTTCAACGGCGCCGGCAAAAGCTCGATTCAGGAAAGCCTGCGCCTGGCGTTTCAAGGCGTGACCCTGCGCGTCGGCCTCAAGAAGGACTATCCGCTGATGGTGACCGATGGCGCCAAGGAAGGGTTCGTCAAGCTCGAAGCCGATGGCCTCGTGTACGAATACCAGCTCCCGGCCGGCACGCACACCCTGCCCGATGGCGCGGTTCAAGGCGACCAGTTGGCCAGCGTGCTGGATGCCCAGCGCTTCGCCTCGATGTCGGCCGACGATCGCCGCGCCTTCCTGACCGTGCTGACCAAGTCGAAGCCGGACGCCAAGAAAATCCGCGAGCTGCTGACCGAGGCAGGCGTGGACGAGAAGCGCATCGAACTGACCATCCCGATGCTGCGCTCGGGTTTCCCGGCCGCGTGCGAGATCGCCAAGCAAAAGGCCACCGAAGCCAAAGGCGCCTGGAAAACCATCGCCGGCAGCACCTGGGGCTCGCTCAAGTCGGCCGAGTGGGAAGCGCCAGCCGTGACCGCGCCAGAGGATGAAGCGATCGATGAAGCGGCCACCCGCGTGGTCAACCTGGAACAATCGCTGTCCGAGAAGCAGCAGCAGCTCGGCGGCCTGAACGAGAAGCTGGCCAATGCGAAGAACCGCAAGGCCGAGATCGACGCGGCCACTGCCAAGGCGGCCGGGCTCCAGCGCGCCAAGGATAAGCTGGTGCGCGATCAGGAAGCGCTCGACAGCTACGAGGCCGAAGTCAAGACGCTGCAGGCGAAAGCCGGCACCAAGCCGAAAGAGGGGCTGGTCCATGAGCTGGCGCGCTTCATCGACGGCTTGGAGTGGGAAGGAGATTTGGCCAAGGAAGTCGACGTACTGATCGACCGCTACGAGGGCGAGTTCGGGTCCGTGCGCGGCGCGCACGATCCGGACGCGGCCGCCAAGCTGCCAACCATGATCAAGTCGCGCGACCTGATGCTCACCAGCGTGGCCAACGACAAGCGCGATATCGCCGCCGCCGAAGCGGCCGCCGCCAAGCTGGCCGAGCTGGGCGCGGCCGAGCCGGTGAACGAGGAATCGATCACCGCCCTCAAGGCCGAAGTCACGGCCCTGAATGCCGAGCTCAAGGAAGCGCGCACCGACCTGGCCGGCCTGACCGACTTGCGCGAAGCGGCGCTCAAGCGTGACGAAAAGACCGCCGCCGCCAAGGCCCACCACCTCGACGTCGTCGGCTGGCTCAAGGTGGCCGAGCAATTCGCGCCGGACGGCATCCCGAGCCAGATCCTGGCCAAGGCGCTCGAACCGATCAACAAGCTGCTGCGCGACGCCGCGATCAACACTGGATGGTTCCAGATGGCGATCCGCCCCGATATGACCATCACCGCGAATTCGCGCCTGTATTCGCTGTTGTCCGAGTCCGAGAAGTGGATGGCCGACGCCATGATCGCCGGCGCGATCTCGCAACTGGCCGGCCTCAAGCTGATCGTCCTCGACCGCTTCGACGTCCTCGACATTAACCACCGCCCCGCCCTGCTGTACTGGCTGGCCGATATGGCCGACGCTGGCCAGATCGAGTGCGCGCTGGTGTTCGGCACCCTGAAAGCCGTGCCGCAGGGCCTGCCCGACAACATCGAGCCAATCTGGATCCAGCGTGGCGAAGTGGCCACCACTGAACCCGAACTCGAAGCCGCCTAACCATCACCACCTGGCCGGCACCGCCGGCCACTTCACCAAGGATCATCAATGAAAAGTCTCAACCGCTGCACCTTTATCGGCAACCTCGTGCGCGACCCCGAAGCGCGCGCCATGGGCGACGGCACCGCCGTCACCAAGCTCACCATTGCCGTCAACGACAGCTATACGAACGCCGGCGGCCAGAAGGTCGAGAGGGCCGAATTCGTGCCGCTGGTGGCCTTCGGCAAACTCGGCGAGATCTGCGCCATGTACCTCAAGAAGGGCCAGCAGGTCTATGTCGAGGGCGCGTTCACCACGCGCAGCTACGACAAGGACGGCGAGAAGCGCTACACCACCGAGGTCAAGCTGGAGAACATGCAGATGCTCGGCAAGAAGGACGACGCCAGCAGCGGCTACAGCGCGCCACAGCGCCAGCCAGCCGCACGCCCTGCACCGCGCCAGCCGCAGCAGTCTGCACCGCACTACGAGGACGACATTCCTTTCTGACAGGCAACAAAAAGATGCTTCGAGCAACATTCGAGGGCGTCTGGTTCACCGCTCGCCCGGCTCTCTCCCTGATCGACTACTACGGCGACGCCGATGTTGATGAAACAGACGAGTGCCGGGGCTGCATGTTCCGCAAGCGCCACCACACGATCTGCAAGGAAGTCGGCCGGGTTGCCCTGGCCGCCGGCCTGCCGGACTGCGAAAGCAAGCCGCACAAGGGCCGCCCTGGCTTCATCTACAAGATCGACAAGACCGACGTGCGCCAGCTCGACCTCGTGGCCGCCGTTGACACCAACCCACCAGTTTCCGAGATTGATTGACCATGCACCTCCCTACCAACAAGTCACGCAAGAACGCCCTGTCCGCCGCCCTGGCGCCAGCCCACCCGGTCGACGCGGATCCGCACATGCACCTGATGATCTTCGCCAAACCGCAAGTGCCCACCCTAGCCGATATCGCCCTGGCCCTGCAGCACGAGGCGCGCAACCTGGAGATCGACCGCATCAACAGCACGCCCCTGGGCGACCCGCTGAACCAGAAGCGCCTCGACCACACGTTCGAGCCGATCGAAAAGTGGCTGGCCGAGTTCGAGGCCACCGGCGAATACAACGTGATCGATGACCCGGCCGCGCCGCACCGCGACCTGGCCGTCTTCCAGCCAGATGGCGAGCAGGAGCAGTACCCGATCATCGAATCGTTCAATGCCGTCTGCGCCACCTACATGCTGATCGCCGAGGACCGCGAGCACGACCCGGCGCCGATCGACGGCCTGCGCAAGCTGGCCAATAAGATCAAGTACGATATGCCGATGCACGTGAGGGATTTACAGGCGGCGCGCGCGTCGATCGCCTGGATGCGTGAGGTGTCGAAACCGATCACGCCGGCCGAGTTCAGCGAGTACACGAAGGAGATCCAGCGCAGGGCCGCGCTGGCGAAACATGCCAAGGAATGATGTCAGAGTAGAATGAATGTCACAGCGACCTCAACAAAAGGCCTTGATTTTCCGCAACAGTCAGTTCAGAATCGGCCGTCGCGTTCCAATCGACAAATTGTGATTCCGCTATGAAATAGAAAGATTACGCTCAGGAAATAAAAAAGCCAGCATCGGGAAAATGCTGGCTTTTCTATGAATCTGCTGTTGCAAATACCTAAGACCTCATAACAAGTCCGATGGTATTTGCAGATAGCACCCGTGTCAACCGATACAAGCCACTTTATTGTGGTTAAGGTGATTATTTTGCAACATTGCATTCCAACCATAGAATCTTTGGTGATGCCATACGAGCATTTCCCCAAAGTCATCCAGCGGGCCATCCTGCTCGTTGAATCCCACCCCTGCCTGAACGTCCTGACCGACGCCACCCGGGCCATCCTCAAGGCTATCGTCACCCGCGTCGACAAGAACGACGGCTGCGCGACCCTGTACGCCCAAAGCCGGCGTCTGGCCGAGGAGTCAGGGTTCAGCACCAAGAGCGTGCAGCGGGCTGTGCAATCCCTGGAGAAGCTCGCCTTGATCGAGCGCGTCGGCGACGGCCGCGACGACAAGGGCTCGTTCACCTACCTGCACCTGGCGCTCATGCCGACCTTGGCCAAGATGCTGAACCTGCCCCTCAAAAAAGCCCATGAGACAACAATGTCCGACGGCCTATATATAGACCTAAACTTAAAGGATCACCTTGAGGATTCCCAAGAAAAAAGCGAACAGCAAAAACCCGTAGAGCTGCCACCCGAGCTGGAAGCCCTGCCCGAGCAGCTCGGCATCAAACCGTCTGGCATTGCAAAGCTGCGCGGCCTGGCCTACAAGGCTGGCCACAAGCTCGAACACGTCGCCACCTGCGCCAAGGTCCAGATCCAGAAGCTGGGCATCGCTGGCCACCGCGCCTACCGCTACCTCGAATCCCTGATCGCCAAACCGGACGACTATGCCTCTCGGGCTGACCAGGCGGGCCGTGTCGCCGCGCAAATCGAAAATGAGGTGCAGGCCAAGGCTCGCACCGCGCAACACGCTGGCAAGCGCTTTGTGGGCTCTGGCGGGGTGGTCTACCGCTTCATGAGCGACGGCCGCGTCGAGCTGCTCGACGGCGGTACCATGCTCGGGTACGCCAAGGTCGACCAGATCACCACCCTGCTGGCCGAGATCGAGGCCGGCGAGGTCAAGCCGCTGACCGATGGCGTGCGCGCTACCATCCCGGCCGCTCCGCTGCCGCCGGCGCCACCAGGCGCGCGCATGAAGCTGGCCGATATGCTCAAGAACATGCGCATGAACGACGCGATCGCGGAGCAACTGGCGGCGGGCTGATCTGGCACAAGAAAGATTCTACCGGCTCTTGCAAACTAACGCAATGCGTTATATAGTCTGCTCATCAACAACGAGGAGCACCCTATGCACACCGAAAAAGACCTGCACGAAGCGATCGCCCTGCTGAAAGCCGTGGCCGGTGGCGAGATCGAAACTTGCAGCCGCAAGCCGATGATCGCCCTGGCCGCCAAGTTCCGCCATGCGCGCCTGCTCCAGCCGGTGGCCACCTACATGACGAACTTTGCCCACGGCGAAACCCAGGATACCGCCTGCGCCGTGGCCCACATCGAAACCCTGCAAAGTTTCCTGTGATCGGCACCACGCTGCCGCTGTTCGTCGCCAAGGCCCCGCTGGTGGTGGCCTACGGCGTGGGCGTGGATTCCACGGCCATGCTGGTGGCCATGTGGCGGCGCGGGATCCGCCCCGACGCCATCCTGTTCGCAGACACCGGCGGCGAGAAGCCCACGACTTACGCCTACATCGCCGTCATCAATGCGTGGCTGGCCAAGATCGGGTTCCCGCAGCTCACGATCGTGCGCTACGTGCCCACCCGAGCGCCGTATGACACGCTCGAAGGCAAATGCTTGGCCAACGACACCCTGCCCTCGCTCGCGTTCGGCATGCACTCGTGCAGCCTCGTGTTCAAGGTCGAGCCGCAGCACAAGTTCCTCAAGTCCTGGCAACCGGCCGTCGACGCATGGGCCACCGGCGTCAAGGTGGTCAAGGCGATCGGCTACGACAACGGCGCGCAGGACTGCCGGCGCCGCGCCAAGGCCGACAAGGCCGTCGCCAAGAAAGCCGAGGCCGGCCACCCCGATGCCGACCAGTACGACTACTGGTACCCGCTGCAAGAGTGGAAGATCGACCGCGCCGGCTGCATCGCGCTGATCGTGGGCGCCGGCCTGCCGGTACCGCCCAAGTCATCATGCTGGTTCTGCCCGGCCATGAAGAAAAGCGAGGTCATCGAGCTGCGCGACACGCACCCGATCCTGTTCCACCGTGGCCTGGCCATGGAGCGCAATGCGCGCTTCGGCAAGCACGGCCTGAAAACCGTGGCCGGGCTGGGCCGGAGCTGGTCGTGGGAGGAGCTGCTGCACGTCGACGCGGCCGAGATCGAGGACGAAGCCGAAATGCTGCGCCCGTAACCCTACTGGAGAAACCATGCAACACACCTACGTCACCGACACGCGCAGCAAGGCCCACGAGATCCTCGCGCAGGTGGCCGCCGCATCGCAGATCCGCCGCTGGGCCGAGGGCAATGCGGTCGACGGCGAGATCAGCCACTCGGGCTACTACGCCGATTTTCTCTATGCCGATGGCAGCATGATCCGCTACAAGGGATCGACGGTCGCGGCCTACGCCTAATCCGACCCCCGGGGAGATAAAAAAGGGCTTGCGTCACTAACGCATTGCGTTATATAGTCTGGCCATACCAACCACCCAAGGAGCGCCGCCATGCTGAAATTTGCCACCCTGTCCTATGGACGCAAGCCGACCGCCGTGAGGCCCACCGAATCGCTGCCGCTGCCGGCCGAGTTCGACTTCGAGAACGCCGAGGAGTGCGCCCGCACCATCCTGGCCATCATGGCCAATGCCGCCGGCGGCCACCCGCTGCGCGACTGCCGCCTCTCGCTCGACCGCGAGCGCCGCACGGCCAACATCACCGGCAGCGGCGCCCACGTGTTCTACGCGCCGGCCGAAGGCCTGCGCAAGATGACGATCGCCGAGATCGAGGCGACGGCCAAGCGCCTGCAGGTGATCCAGCTCGGGCACGTGATGACGGATCAGTATGGCGGCGGCTGGAAACGCGCCGCGTGGATCCCTGGCCAAGCTGCTGCGGCGGTGGCCGCATGAGCACGAACGCGGTCCAGATCGCGGCTCTCGTGGCCGCAGGCAAGCTGCCGCCTGAGCTGAACATCGGCGAGGCCTTTGTCCGAACGAACCACGGCGATTACGTGCTGATGAACACGGTCTGGCATATGGAGAAGGCCGGCAGCACCTTCGGCTGGATCCGTGGGATGGTGGTGACCGGCGGCGAGACAAACCGCTTCCTGTGGCATACCAGCTTCACTGACCATGCCGGACAGATTTACCAGTTCCGCGTCGACCTGCGCTATGCCCGCCAGCGTAGCTACTGCGAGCCGGCGAACCTCGCTCCATCGTTCGACCTTCAAACCTGCGGATAACCATGAGCACCAAGAAACAGAACCAAGCCCGCACCGCTGCTCGTTGGGCGGCGGCCCTGAACCCGGTGGCCGTGCCGCCGTGGACGCCATTCGAGCGCGGCGCCCTGCCGCCGATCGACCGTAAGGCCGTGGCCGATCAGGCCGCGCGCCTCGGCCGGCCGATCGAGGAAGTGCTGGAAGTCTACCGCGCCATCGAGCGGGAAACGATCGTCATCAATTCCCGCTATCAGGTGAACATTCGGGAGCTGCCCACCGATGGCGGCGTCATGCACCACCTCTCGATCAAGCGCCTCGACAAAGCGGCCGTACACGACTGGCGCGACCTACAGCGCATCAAGAACGAGCTGTGCGGCCCCGAGCGCGAGGCCGTCGAGATCTTCCCCGCCGAAAGCCGTCTGGTCGACTCGGCGAACCAGTATCACTTGTGGGTGCTGCCCGAAGGCGCGCGCGTGCCGTTCGGCTTCGACCAGCGCCTTGTCACTGAAACACCGGGCGGCAATGCCGTGCAGCGCCCGTTCGATCCTACCTAACCGGAGCACCACCCATGAAATGGCACTTTGAAAACATCATCCCCGGCATCGCCGTCACAAACCAGCAGCCGCACAATCCCAGCCACTTCAACGTGCCGCTGCTGCTGATCCGCGTGCCGCAGCCGCATGCCTACGATGGGCCGGACCTGTACACGCTCGTCGCGCTCGATGACGGCTATGCGCCATACGGCGCCGAGAAAACCGGCGGCGGCATGACGCAAGAGCAGATGGCTGACAAACTCAACGATCTCGGCATGTTCCCGGTGCCCAAGCTGCTGCGCCCGAACGGCGACGTCGGCAACCTGCCCGAGAATCGCCAGGAATCCCCTTTCATCGTCATCGGTTTTGGCCACCAGTGAACCAGCGCCAGGCCAAGCGCATCGCCCTCGCCGTCGAGGGCAGTTTCATCCTGTTCGGCGCCACGTCCGACACGGTTACCGACTGGATGACGCCCGAGGAGCTGGCCAAGTTCCATGCGGCCCATGATGCGCTGGGCCGCGAGCTGCTGCGCCGCGCCGGGTTCGATCGGCCAATGCACGGCGATGAGATCCTGCGGGTCGTCATGGGCGAGGATTTTCTGGATGACAAAATACCGCTTGCAGGCTAACGCATTGCGTTATATAGTCCAATCCATCCAAACCACTCATTCAAAGGAAACGCCATGAAGCTCGGAACCCAAACTGCCAGTGTCATCAACCACCTGCAAGCGCGCGGCGTGGTTGGCCAGCCCGAGCCCGAGCTGGGCATGGGCGCCACGCTGCTCTCGTGGACCGACCGCGACGCCGGCACGATCGTGGAGATCTTCCAGGTGGGCAAGCTGACCTTCGTCACGGTGCAGGACGACAGCAGCAAGGTGGTCAAGGGCAGCGGCATGGATGGCTCGGCCGAGTACGAGTTCACGCCGAACCCGAACGGCTGCAAACGGCACTTCCGCCGCGAGGAAGGCGGCATGTGGTCGCAGGTGAGGAAGAACGATGCTACCGGCCGCTGGGTCAAGACGAACGGCCAGGGCTTGAAAATCGGAGTGCGCGACAAGTACCGCGACCCGAGTTTCTAAGAAAAACCCGCCATCTGGCGGGTTTCTTCATTTCGGCCGCTGCTCGGCCACTTCCTTTTGCAGGCGCTCGATCTGCACCTGCTGCACCGACAGCAGGCGCGCATTCTCGGTGGCCCGGTTGAACACCCAGGCGCCGCAGGACAGCATCACAGTCACGATGATGCCCGAGATCCAGCCCATGACGCGCAGCGCGCCCGCGCTCTTGTTCTCCAGCTCGTTGTGCTTGTCCGACACCAGCGCCAGCTTGACGGCCACCTGATCCAGGCCGGCCTTGTGGGTAGCGTTGCACTCGGCAACGTCCTGGCGCACGTCGGCCAGCTTCTCGGCCATGTGCTTCTGTTGCAGTGCCACCTCGGCGATCGTGCGGTCCAGGCTCAAGACGCCGCTGACCGCCTTTTCGATGCGCTCCACGATCGCCTCGATGCGCTCCACCTTGCCTTCCATGTGGGCAAATTTGATGCTGATATCGTTGTTGGCGTTCGGGTTCATGGTCGAGGCAATCTGCTGTAGGAGAATGCCCCGACTATGGCGTCACGATTTTCCTACACGCAAGACCTATTTACAGGGCGGGCACGGTGCTGTGCTTGACGGCCAGCAGGATGGTTTCCGTCATGTAGCCGGACTCGGCAAACACGTCGCTGCCGGCTTCCTTGATAGTGCGGGCCGTTCCCTCGAAGCAGCTCCAGTTGATCGGATCCTGCCAGTTGCGATCGGGCGCGATGCCGATGCCTACGGCGCCCTTGAAATCGTAGTTGTTGTGGATCAGGCGCAACACCACGCCCACCGGCGCCTGCAGCCAGGCAGGCATCCAGCGCGGCAGGTTCGGCTTGTACTGGCAGATCTGCGAGCGCCACCAGTCCAGGCCCGCCTTGGCGTCTGCGACCTCGTACACGGCGATGCGCACCACCTTGGCGCCCTTGATGGCGGTGGCGATCGGCACGCGGCGCACGCCGTCGAGCATGTGCGCCTCGATCACGTGCCCGGTGTCTCCGTCGACCACCATCGAATGCGAGGATCCGGCCAGCGTGGTGCGGCTGCGCGGGACCATCCAGCGGATCAGCAGCGACATCGGATTGAACGTCCGGCGGGTGAAGATAACCTTGATGCTTTTGTTGTTCGGCATGATTAACGTGGTGGTTGAAAAAAGGGTTACGACAGTTGGCCAATGGCGAACTGGACCTCGATCCAGCGGATCTGGTACTGGCGGCCGGTGCTATCGGTGATCGTGCAGCGCAGGTACGCCTGCATTTCCCCCTGCCGCGTGCGCCAGGTGACGATGCAGCGGCTGAGCGTGGTATCGGACAGCACCAGCAGGCCGGTGTTGTCTTCCCACTCCCACAGGTAGGTGAAGGGGCCGACGCCGCCGGACAGATTGAGGTAGCAGTAGCCGGTATGGGTTTGCAGCGTGGTCGACGTGTTGCGATAGCGGATGCCGTCGCTGCCGCCGCTCATGGGTGTATAGCTGGACTTGCCCCACAAGTTGGCAAAGCTGATATACGTGTTTGGCGCGGTGAGCCCGGCCAGCGCGCGCACGGCCGGATCGCCCAGGTTGAAGCCTGCGTTCCATGCACGGCCAATTTCGACGTTCACGTCCGAGGCCTGAACACGGCCGCTTCCAGGCAGACTCATGGCAGGGCCTCGTAGACGGCTTGGGCGTTGGCCATGATCGCGTTGTACGCCTCGCGCGCCACCTTTTGCGTGGGCGCGCGCTCGATCTGGTACTTGTCCATGCGGAACGCTTCGAGCTGCTCCAGGCCGACGCGGTAGGCCTCGGCCTGCGTCAGGATCCGCTCGCAGGCATCCGGATAGGACAGGCGGTTGTTATCGGCGAAGCGCGTGATCCAGATCGTCGGGTCGATCGTGTAGCCCGAATCGCGGTAGGCGATCGCCGCCGCCTCGCGCTTCACGTAGCCCATCTGGAACCTGGTGAACTTGAACATCATCACGGCGATCGTGTCGTCCACCGCGCTGACCCACAGCTTGCGCTGCTCGGCATCGGTGAGCGCAGGCGCCGGCGCCACTGCCGTGGCCAGCGGCGCACCCTGCCCCGGGGCGGCGCTGCTGTAGCCAATATCGAGCATGGCTTTGGCGTGCGCATATTCGCGCGAGGCCTCGACCAGCGCGCGGATCTCGCCTGGCGCCGCGTCGCCTGGCGCCGCGATCGCGGCGTGGCTTGGCGTCGAGTTGGCCAGGTAGCCCAGGGCGCTGTCCGACAGCGCGATCGAGAACTGCGCCGAGGCGATCGCGCCGGCCGTATTCAGGGCCGTGCCCAGGATGGTGAGTTGGTACTGTTTCATGCTTTCTCCAGTGCTTCTACGCGCTTGGCCAGGGCCGCCATTTGTTCCATGAAGATCTCGAACTTCGACTCGTGCCGTTCGAGCTGCTCGCCCTGCTCCACTGCCAGCGTGGCCAGCTCGGCGGTGGCGACGATCGCCGCTGCGGCGTTGTCCAGGGTGAGCATCCCTTGGGCGCCGGTGCCGATGACTTCCGGCAGGATCTCCTGCACGTCCTGCGCCGACACGCCGGCGAAGCGGTTGCCCTTGGCCAGGTCGATACGGGTGTAGGAGCCGCGCGTGATGCCGGCCCACTTCTTGACAAAATTGCTGGTGACATTCAGCCAATCACGCTTGAGGCGCACGTCCGAGAAGGCGGCGACGTTGCCCTTGGCGGTAAAGTTGCCGGACATATCGAACCAGAACAGGTCAGGCGCGGCCGACCAGCCGCCGATCTTGAGGATGTTGTCCTTGTCGAGCGCAAAGTTGACGGCATAGCCGCCGCCATTCCACGCACGATGGAACGAGCAGCCAGTCGGGCCGCCATCGTTGGCGTGGAACTGGTGGCGGTCCATAGCGACGTTGCCCGAGTAGACGTCGCCATAGTTGGTGACGTACTGCTGGCTGCCGGTCCACGTATAGCCGGCCCAGGTGGCGCCGCCAATGTGGTTGGTGTCGCCGGCCTTGATGCCCGGGGCGTAGCCGCCGGCGCCCAGCACCCAGGCATTGACGTTGCCGGTGTTGATGGCTCGCGTCCATGGGGTCAGGATCGACAGGCTGGTAGTGCCTGCACGCCACGCCATATCGCCGTTTGCGTAGTCGAAATACATTTGGGCGAAAGTATCGCCACCGCCCTGCACTACGAGCAATTGGCCGAAGCCATTGCCAGGCGGCATACCGCCGTGACCGGCGTTCAGGCGATACATGCCCGGCGTGTGCAGCCAGTTCAGATCTTCCGTGTTGGACGCGATGTCTCGACGTGCGAAGTCCGTGAAGCCATAGCCGGCGAACGTGGTGGGCCTGTTGTCGATGTTGGCCCACAGCGGACGGATCGTGGTAGTGCCAGCGCTCGTGATGCGGCCTTGCGCGTCGACTGTGAAGTAGGGCATGGCGCTGGTGCCGCCGTAGCTGCCAGCCACCACGCCGGTGTTGGTCAGGCCGATCGTCTGGCCATTCTTGGCCAGGCCGGTGCCGGCCGTGACTTGGCCCAGGCCGTTGAACTGCGCGAACGAGAGCGCGGTGGTGCCCAACACGATCGTGCCATCGGTGGTCAGAACCCAGCCGCTATCGCCATTGGTAGCGCCCTGCTCGACCCACATATAGCAGCCCGGGGTCACTTCCGTGCTGGAATCGGCATCGAGCGATCGCGCCCAGGCGCCAGCGGCCACGACATAGATGCCGTTCTGCGAAGCGGTGGCCTGATCCTTGACCAGCACGCGGTTGCCCGCAGCCAGCGCCACGCCGTCGATCGTTTGCGTGCCAGAGAGGGTGATGTTGGTGGTCGTGGCCACGCGCACGGATGGCTTGACGTCCAGGCCGGCGATGATGTTGTCGATCTCGCCCTTGGTGTAGGCATCGGTGATGCCGAAACCAGCCACGGTGGTGGGCTTGCCGCCCAGGCTCGACCATGCTGGCGTGGCCGCGACGATCGCCGCGTCGACCTGCGACTTGGTGTAGGCATCCGTAATGCCGTAGCCGGCGATCGTGATGGGCTTGCCGGTGATGGCCGACCATGGCGGCGTGACGTTGATCGAGGTGGCGGCCGTGATGCGACCTTGCGCGTCGACCGTGAAGGCGGCGACAGCGGTAGCCGAGCCATACGAATCGGCGACCACGGCGGTGTTGGCCAGCCCGATCGTGGGGTTGCCGGAAATGCCGTTGCCGTTGGCGACAGCAATGCCGGTGCCATTGATGATGGTGCGGGCAGCGGCGGCGCCGGCGGCGGTGCGCGCGATGAAGCCAGTAGCGGCGATCTCGGCGATCGCCGAGAGCTCCGCGTCGACCGGCTGCGCGTCGGTGATGCCGTAGCCGGCCAGGGTCGATGGCTTGCCGCTGACCTGCGCCCATGGCGCCGCGCCGGTGATGGCAATCGGCCAGGTGCCGGTGGCATTCGAGCCATCCCGGGCCGTGGCGAAGCCGGCGATGTTCTCGTCCGTGATGAGCGTGCGCCATGGGTTCCAGGCGCCCGAATCGCCGTTCTTGGTGCGCAGCTTGAACACCTTGCCGTTCAGGTAGTCAGTGCCGAGCTGCGCCGTATAGGCGAAATTGCTGCCCTGGCCGCCGAAGGACAGGAACGGGCCGATCGGCTCGCCGGATCCGCCGAACGAGAAGCCCATGTCGGGGCCCAGCACGCTGTCATCGAGCGAGGTGCCGTCCGTGGCGTGGATCCGCGTGCGACGCTGCAGCATGGCATAGGCCGAGTTGTAGCCGCCCAGGGCGGCCGCGTCGTCGGACGTGGCGGCCTTGCCGGTGATGGCGATCGGCCAGGTGCCGGTGGCGCCGGTGCCATTTTTCAGGGGCGCGTCGGTGATGCCGTAGCCGGCGATCGTGGTGGGCTTGCCGGTGAGATCGGCGAACGGCACGCGCTTGCCCGAGGCCGAGGTGTAGATGTAACCGAGATCGGTGGAATCGACCGTGGCCTTGAGGCCGGTGGCGTCTGGTGTCCAGCCGATCTTGACCGCGTTGCCGCTTTGGCCGGTGCCGGTACCCTGCTGCACGGCCGTGAAGCCGAGCGAGGCCTGCTTGGCGTTCAGTTGGGTCTGAATGGCCGAGGTGACGCCCTTGACGTAGCCCAGCTCTGCGGCGCTGGTGACGCTGGCCCCGACTTTACCCGAGGCCGTAGAGATCAGCGCCATGCTGGCCGTGAGGTTGCTGGCGGTGATGGTGCTGGCAGCGCCGGCGATGGCCGCCTGCGCGTCGGTGATGCCGTAGCCGGCCAGCGTGGTGGGCCTGGCCAACAGGTTGGCGAAGGTGTGCGCATGGCTGTCATCGAGCACCGTGATGGCGATATCGACATTGGCCGAGCCATCGAAATCGCCCTGCCCGGTGGCGTCGCCCGACACCGAGATCGTGCGCGAGTTTTGCAGCTTCGAGGCCGTGTCGACGTTACCCGAGAGCTGGCCACTGGTGGAGATCGTCACCTTGTTGTTGGTGTTGTCCCAGGCCAGGGACACGTTCGCGCCGGCGACGATGTGGAACGTTTCGGCGATGGTGTAGTCGACCTTCTGCACGGTGCCATCGCCCACTTTGAGGGTGTGCGAGTGCGCAGCCGTGGCGGCGTCGGTGATGCCGTAGCCGGCCAGGGTGGTCGGCTTGTTCGACAGGTTGGCGAACGGCACGGTGACGGCGATGGCGGCGTTTGCCGAGCCATCGAACGATACCGAGCCGGTGGCGCCGCCGGTCAGGGAAATGGTGCGTGCGGTGGCCAGCTTAGTGGCCGTGGCCGCGTTGCCGGTGACGCCAGTCGGCAGCAGGCCATCGCCATCGAGGCGCAGCAGCTTGTTGGCGCCGGCGACCGCCGCCACCGTATCGGTCACGGCCTTGGCGGCCGTGGCGATGCTGGTGAGGTTGAAGATCTCGCCGTCGATCTGGATGATCGTCGCGCGCAGCCGTGGGTTATCGAAGGCAAGCGCGTTATCCGCGTGCGGCAGCGGGTATTGTTGGTTGGGGCTTTTTTGATCGATCATTGGCGGCGGTCAGGTGAAAAAATTACAGGACGGTGACGCGCAGGTTGCGGGCGCGTGGGCGTGCTGCAGCGGTGCCGGTCAGGACCAGCTTGATGCGCACGCGCGCTTCCTTGACGGCATCGGCCTTGAAGCTGAATTCGTACAGCTCGTCGCCCAGCGGGATCGGGGCCTTATCGCTGCCCAGCTCGATCCACTGGTCGCCGTCATCGAGGCCCTTGTAGTAGGCGCGGATGGTGGCGCCCGATGGCACGATGGCGTCGTAGACCACGCGGATATTGGCGCCCAGGGCATCGGCTTCGATCGCGGCCGTGATGTAGTCGGCCGTGCTGGCGATCTTGCCGGCAGCGATGAAGGTGCCCGGGTGCAGGATGGCCGACTGCTTGGCCGTGCCGGTGAGGATCGCGCGCACGTTGATGTTGCCGCTGATCGGCGCCGACAGCTTGAGCACCTGGCCATTGGCCACTTGGAACACGCGGCCATCCGGCAGCGTGAGCTCGTAGCGGCCCGAGGCGCCCACGGCAGGCGACTCGATCAGGCCCTGCAGGCGAATATCGGTGGCGTTGGTGACAGGGATGGTGCCCAGGGCCACCGACTTGCTGGCCTCGGTGTAGTTGTTGCCGATGATGCGGAACGCCAGGTCGCCATCCTGCTTTGGCGTCCAAGTCGAGGCGTTGGACGACGACAGCAGCACGCCCACCTGGTAGGGTTGGCTCGTGACCCACGAGGCCGAGGCGGAATCGTACTTGCCCAGCTCGGCGATGCCGACAGCCGGCTCGGCTTCGTCCGACAGGATGACGATCGCATATTCGACGTTCGGCGACAGGCTGACAGGCGCCGGAAACGCGAAGCGGTTCCACGTGCCGGCGGTGATCTGCGCCGCCGGCAGCACGCATTCGCACAGCACGACCTGCGACGGCACGCCGAAGCCGGTTTCACGGATCTGCACGCGGATCGGCTTGGCGCCCTTGGTGAGCACGTACAGGTCGATGGCCTTGACCTGCTCGGCCGCGCTCATTGTGAACGTCTGCGCCAGCGGATCGTAGCGGTAGATCAGGGTGCTGATCAGGCGGTTCAGGGCGTAGGTTTCCATCGTGCCCTCGCCGATGAACAGTGCGCCGCCACGGCTACCCTGCGAGCCCGACACGATGACTTCCTTGCGCCCGGCCGGCACGTTGGCCGGCACGCGGAATTTGCCCCTGAGCTGGCCCAGGTTGTTTGCTGCGAGAGCTACCATGTGTTGTTACTCCTGTTAGACAGCGCTCGGGATAACGCCGATGCCGTCGAAAGTGATTGCGGAAAGCGCCTCGTTCGGCGAGAAGCCGTCGATCTGGAACTCGATATCGATCTCGCGCAGGAATGGCAGCGTAGTGGTCGATGCGAGGCGGGTTTGGTTTTGGGTGGTGACCGTTACCTCGACGATGCCGTTTTCGTGGTAGCTCCAGTGCGTGTCGACCATGACGCTGGTTTCATCGCTCGTGTACACGTTATTCGTGACAGTGAAGCGGTCGACCGGCGGATCGAGCTGCAGCGACGCCGGGATCGGCGCGAAGCCCATGTACGGGTTGATCTTCATCGAGCCGGTGATGGCGCGCTGCTCGAACACGACAGACAACGTTGCCGCCAGCGACACTGGCACTTTCACGTCGGCGTTTGGCTGCATGTACTCGCAGGAGATCGGCAGCATCAGCTCGCCGTTGACGATCGCAGCGGTCTGCGCAATGCCGGCATCGCGCTGGCCATCGTTCAGGAACGGGTCGACAAACACGCCCTTCTTGGCGGCCGAGCTGCGTGCGTTCAGATCCGACTTGAGGTTTTGCTGCGCCACCAGATCGAACAGCGTTTGCATGTTCGTGTTGAGCTGCTCCAGATCCTTCATCGGGATCACGCGCAGGCCATCATTGACCAGCGATTCGGCGCCATCCCAGGACTGGCGCACCTGCGCCAGCGGCAGCAGCAGCGGCGGCACTTGCGGCGGGACCGGGTTGAAGTCCGTCGAGGTGCCCTGAATCCACTGGAAGGTGCCGTCTTGCGTGAGGCACAGGCGATCGAAGCGCGGCAGCTTGACGTTGTACGAGGTCAGGATCAGGGTGCCCACCACGGCGCCGGTGACGGTGAAGCCGGTGGCGTCGACGGCAGTAGGCTGCACGGTGGCGATGTGGCGGTACACGACCGAATACGTGGTGCCGATGCCTGGCTCGACGCCCGGCAGCGACCAGTCCACGCGCTGGCCGGTGAGCTTGAAGTCGGTGCCCTGCACGAACACGGTGCCGCCTTGGGTGATCGACACGATCTCGACAATCGAGGACTCGGGCAGCGGATCCTGCGCGCCGTTGAATGCGCCGTGCACGATCTCGGACGTCGTTTGCTTGGTGATGCGCACCTGCGTGATGTTCTGCACCGGCGTGCGATCGAACGTGACGCGCTGCGCGCCATTGGTGGCCGACAGGAACGGCTCGGCGTCGATCAGCTTGATCTCGGCGGCGGCCGGGTAGCCGATGCGGCGCGATGCCGGCAGGTCGACGGCGTAGCCGTTCACGCGCGCGCCGCCGGCGGCCACGCTGTACTGCTGCTGGCCAGCGACGTCGGGCAGCTTGGTGACTTTCAGGCCGGACACCACGTAGCTGCCGCCGGTGGAATCGCGGTCATAGCGGGCAACCGCCTGCGACACCGAGTCGAGCTGCGGCGGCACGGCTTTCACGCGCAGCACGCCGAAATCGGCGGTGTAGACCGGGTAGAACTCGCCGGCCTGGCCGTCCGAGTTGCCCGGCGCCTGCCAGCCCCACACGGCGCTGACTTGCATGCGGCCGGCGCCCGGTTCCTGGTAGTTGCGCACTTCCGAGGCGGGGTCGCGCAGCGCGGGATCGTCCACTTCGGTGATGACTTTTTCGACAAGGTACACGCCGATCGACACGACGGCCGTCAGCGGGATGGTGATATCGCGGGCATTGACCCCGCGCACGGCGCCGCGCAGGTACAGCGCGCCGGCGGCGCACTTGGCCAGGCCGGTGTTGGCATTGATGTTGATGCCCGCGTCGCGGATCAGATCGCCATCCTTGAACAGCGCATCGGCGATGCCCTTGACGCGGTTGGCGACATTCGACTGGATCTCGTTAAGCTCGGCCGCCTGCAGGACGTAGCCCGAGCGGAACATATGCTGGTCGTAGTCCTTCGACGGATCGAAGCGGTTGTTGTAGTGCAAGAGCTGATCAGCCATGGCGACCCTTAGAAAATGATGACGAACTCGAACGTCTGGCGCACGGCCGCGTTACGGGTGAATTTTGGAAGGCGCTCCAGGGCCAGCAGTTGGCCAGGCGATTGCAGTTGCGCCAGCGTGAAATACTTTTGGCCGGCCGGCAGGCCTGCCTCGACCTTGGTGCCGACAAACACGCCCACTTCGCGGATATCGGATGCGGCCGCGTCGTTGAAGTCGAAGTTGAAGCGCACGTACAGGTTGTTCGTGGGCTTCTCGCTGACCGAGAAACGGCCGTTCGGCACGATGATCTCGCCGTTCGGATCCGGGACCACGTACAGCGATTGCGTGAGTTCACGCCGGCCGATCTCGCTGACCAGCTCGGTGGCCAGCACAGGTTCGGGTTCGGGGGTGTTGTCCCATGCAGCCCGGCCGGTTCCCCAGCCGAGGTGCAGAGGCATTGCCTTGATGGCCGCTGCTACCGCAGCACGGCCCACATTTACGAGAATCGCCATTGTTGAAAAGCTCCTTTATTGTTGAGTATGTCGTCACGACTGCGGCAAACCATTGCCCCAAATAACGTTTTCTTCCCAGCCCGTTTCGCTGTCTTGCGCCCATGCGCCGGCGCCGCTGAATCCCCACATGGCGGCCGTTGGATTGAGGTATTCCGACACCGGCCAGATCTCGGCGTTGACGAATTCGATACCCACTTCGAGCTGCTCGACCGGCAGCGGGCATTCGACCGGGCCGATGACGCGCGTCTCGGTGATGCCCATCGTCACCACGGCGCCGCCGAAGTCCGAGAAGGCCAGCGACAGGGCGAACAGGGTGCGGATCTCGTTGACCATGCCCAGGCGGATCCGGCCGTCGTAGTGCGACAGCGCCGAGGTGCCCGACAGGCGCATATCGTCCTCGGGCTGGATCCAGTAGGAGCGCGGCAGCACCGCGTTGATGGCGCCGACCGGATCGCTGTCAGACAGCACAATGTTGGCGCGGCGGATATTGCGGCGGCCGGCGTCGATCGGCGCCGAGTTGGCCAGCGGTTCGCTGTTGCTGCCGGTGATGAGCTGCGAGATCGCGGCCTTGTAGTTGACGATATCGGGCTCTGCGTCGCCCAGGGCGAAGGCATCGAGCCGGTTGCCGCGCTTGGCCACGGCGGTACCGCCGTGCACGTGCTCGACGCCGACCTTGACCGCCTGCAGCGGATCCAGTTCGAGCTCGGCCGACAGATGCGCATTGAACCGCGGCGGCGCGATGATGGTGCCCACCGGGCGGCTGCGGTTGATCAGCGCCAGCACCGGCGTCCAGTCGATCGGCTTTTCCGAGGTAGGCTGCGCCACGTTGTGGGTCCAGAACTGGCCATCGGGCATGTGGTGCGCGCCATCGAGCGCGGAGCCGCCCAGGATGAACAGGTCGCGCCAGGGCTCGTACAGGGCCACGCTGTTGCCGGTGGTGCTCTTGATCGCATCCTCGATCGCCAGGCGGTTCACGCGCGGGCGCAGCGTTTCCACGACGATCCGGACGCGGTAGGCTTCGTCCAGCTCGTCATCGTTGCGCGGCAGGCCGAAGTACTCGCCCCACACTTCCAGCCATTCGCCACCGGCTTCCCCGAGGTAGAGCTGGCGGATCGCCGCGACGATATCGGCGTCGGCGTCTTCCAGGGCGACGGCATAGGCATCGAGCATGGACCACAGCAGGGAATCGTAGGCCTGCAAGGCATCGCCGTTCGATTGCGACTGGCGCCCGGCGCCGGTCAGCAGCATATCGGCGGCGCGGTCGACCAGATCCGGATTGCTGTAGGCGATCGTGCAGCCGGCCGCCTGCAGCTCGGCCATCACCTGGCCCATGGTGCGATCGCGCAGGCCGACCACGGCCAACGGCGCCCCGGCCTCGGTCGATGCCGTCAGGACGCGATCACGCACCTTCCAGGCCACGCCATCGGGGTGGCGCAGGCGGAATGCCGTCTGGCCGTGCGGATCCTTGTCGAAGGCGCTATAGATCGATGACAGCAGGCGCTCACGCATCATCGTCTTCGCCCTCGAATTTCACGGTCAGGGCGCCCAGCACCAGCACCTCGTTCGGGCCGCACTGGATATTCGTGTTGTTGCTGGCGGCGGCCCTGCGCACGCCGGTGACGGTCAGGGCGGCGTTCACGATCTGGTCGACGTACAGGATCGAGCCCGATTCGATCGACTCGAACAGGCTATCGAGCAGCTCGGTGATCGCGTTGCGGGTGCTGGTGCTGCCGGCGAACCCGGGCAGCAGCTCGACCTGCAGGCCCACCGGGATGACCCGCTCGACCATGCGCTCGACGCGCACCTCGACGCCCAGCGCCACATAGCCGGGCGTGGTGGCGCCGGTGATGGGATCGACATAGCCGTCCACGATGCGCTGCGCGGTGGCCAGCAGCTCGGCCGATGGCGCGCCCGACGAGCCATAGACATAGACCGTGGCCAGGCCGGGCACTTCCACGATGCCGATGCGGGTGACGTACTCGATCAGGACGCCGCTTTCGCTGGTGATGCGCGCCTGGCGCACGGCGTAGCGCACGGCGCTGTCCGTACCGCGCGAGAGCGACACGATGAACTCGGCGAAGCGCGCCTTGCGCTCGGCTTCGGTCTGGCCATCGGTGCCGCTGGTGAATGGCAGGTTGGCCAGGGTGGCGCCGATCGGCAGCGTGTAGCCCTCGGTGGCCACGATCGCGTTGGCGCCGATGTTGCCGGCCTTCCCCTCGACCGTGCACGACACGATCACGCCCACGCTGGTGGCGCCCAGCGCCACGCCAACGGCCTGCGCCGAGGTGTACTTGAGGGCGCCAGCGGTGGTGATGAACACGGTGCCGGCCGGGATGATGAACGGCTCGGCGATCGGGCCGGCGAACTGCACCTGCACGGTGCCGCGCGCGGCCGCCTTGCCCACCAGCTCGAAATCGAAGGCTTTGTAGATGCTCGTCGGGATGGCGTCCAGAATGCCGGCGAACACTTTCTGGTAGAGCTCCTCCACCTCGATGGCGGGCGCCTCGATCAGGGTGCGGGCGACGGAACCGATCTCGAAATCGGTTACCTTGTCCTGCGTGGCCTTGGCGTGGTTCATCATCGCCGCAGCGATCGAGGCGAAATTGCGTAGCTGGAAATCGGACATTAGAGCCCCGTTGTAAAGTTGATCACGCGGCCTGCGACGGGAACCACGTCGGCATCGATCCGCAGCACGTCACCGTCGACCGTGACGATGCAGCGCGATACCTCGGCCACGCGGGGTTCTTCGAGCAAGGCCGACTTCATGTAGAAAGCGGCAAGGTTGGTGATGGCGGGGCCGTTGCCGCGCCCGCGCAGCCAGTCAGCGAAGTTGCCGTAGGTCGGGTGGTAGCCCAGCTCGCGCTTCTTGACCGTGAGGCGGTTGCGCAGCGCCTGCAGGAAGTTATCCAGGCCGCCGTGCACCGCCAGGTCGCCGGCATCGATCTGGAGCTGGCCGCGCAGCAGCAGCACGTCGCGGCCGAACACTTCGTCCGGATTCGCATCGGCCGACACCGAGGAGCTGGCCGCCGGGATCTTGATGGCGTCGCCGGCGACGAGCACGCCATCGGCCCGATCGAGCTCCTCGTCCACGATGTAGGGCGGGCGCAGGGCGTTGACCAGCGCCAGCTCGATCCATTGCTCGGCCGTGCCCAGCTCGCGCAGCGCGATGCGGCGCAGCGTGTCGCCACGCCTGGTTTCGGCCAGCCGGACGTTGGGCGCTTCGCGTTCAAAGATATCCACTGACGCCTTTCGAGGATCCGGTGTTGCTGGCCAGGGTGGCCTTGGCCGAGGCGATCGCCTTGTCGGCCGCGCCCGGGGTGAGCGTGACGCCGGTATTGATGGTGTTGAGCTGCCCGCCCAGCTCGGCCAGCGGTGGCGGCTTGAGCGGGTCCAGGTTGGCCACGGCGCCGATCGCCTTCTCGGCCGAGGCGCTGACCGACACCGGGGCCGATGTGGCCGGGAATAGCGAAGGGAACACGTTCTGGTTCACGTAAGGCGACACCATGCCCACGACCGTCGAGGCGCAGTTCGAGGAGCCATACAGGCCGGCATACTGCGGCAGGTAGCCTTGCAGCTTGAATGCGTTGCGCAGCAGGCAATAGGCGTTGTTGAAGGCCGAGCCCACTTTCATGAACTCGTTCTTGATCTGCATGGGGATACTCTTGATATCGGCCACGATCTTCATCACGTTCGAGGCCGCCTTGGTGAGGCCCTGCGCGATCTCCAGCACTGGCGCCAGGGTGCTGCGCACCAGATTCGTGCCGGCGGCCACCAGCTTGCGCACGTCCTGCAGCGCGCCGGTGGTGAGCTTGACCAGCCCCTCGACGCCGGCCTTGATCGGCCCCAGCACGCCGGCAACCGTGCCCTTGAGCTTGCCGGCGAAATCGTTGATCTTGGCGATCGCGCCGTCGATCGAGGACAGGCCAGCCAGCGCGGCCGCGCCGGCGGCGATCGGCTTGACCGGCTTTTCCCACACGCCGTCGTTCAGCTTGGTGAGGGCGATCTGGTACTGCGACAGCAGCGGGCGGCTCTTGTTGCGGCGCAGGGTGAAATTCATGGGCGCCACGTCCCACACGAAGTCGTCCAGGCCATCGGAGAAGATCAGCTTGATGCCGTTGGGATCCTTGCCCTCGGCGGCCACCTCGGCGCGCAGGGCGTGCCATTTCTGGAATACGGTGGCGTGCAGCTTCTGGAACTGCTCGAAGCCGTCAGGCAGGCCGCCAGCGCCCCAGCCGGTGGTGCCGGCCAGGTTCACGGTGGGCACGCCCGGGCCCCAGCTATCGACCCAGGCGCCGCCAAAGGTCTGGTTCACGCTCATGCGCGAAGGTTCGTTGCGCGTGAGATCCTCCGGACGAATATTCATCTGGAAGATCTCGTGCGGCTTGTTGCGCGCCGTGTCGTGCAGGGCGAACGCGATAGGCCGGTCGGCGGCGGATTGAGAACGGGGCATGTTTCCAGCGTGCAGTCACGACTGCGCGCCGGCTACCCCTTTTTTACTGCGGCTTGCCCGAGGTATCAGGGCCTGCTTTCACGCCGCCATGCGGGTGTTTTGTGAGCGAAATGCCATCGGCCACCACGTCGCCGGTGGACGTCATGCCGGCCTTGATTGTAACGGCGCCGTCGACCAGCAGCGTGCCAGTGATGTGCGTTTCGGGCGAATCGATCAGCACGCTCGGGGCCTCGACCGTGGTCGCGCCGCCGGCCTTGACGGTGACGGTATCGGCCACCTCGGCCAGCAGCGTGGCGGCGCTCTTGATGACGATGGCGCCGTCCGGCGCGATGTTCACCGAGGCGGTGCCGCCAGCCTGCTCGATGTGAATGTGCACCTTGTTGCCGGCGTTGCGCTTCGGGTTGAACTTGCCGTTGTAATCCTTGCCACGCAAGTCCTCGTGCGCCGGGTCCGTGGCGATGCGCACGTAGGCGCCCGAGGGGTGGAACCATTCGGCGTTGCCGGCGCCGTCGACGGTGTGATAGAAGTCCGAGGGCGTGCGGTGCATGACGCGATCGGGATCCGCGAACAGGATCTCGGACACCTCGGGGAAGATGAAGCCATGCACCACCGGCTGGCCATCGAAGTAGCCCACGCACGCGATCAGCACCCGGTCGCCCTTGGTGGGATCGTCGTAGGGGTCGGCCGCCTTCTGCGAGGTGGGCGTGGCCAGGCCGAACATGCCGCTGGAAGAACTGGCGGCGCCGGACATTACACGCACGCCAGGCACACGCTGGTTGGTGGCCAAAAACAGCAGGTCGACCCGGTGGCTTTCAGGGTGGACCGCTACGACTCGGGCCAGGTTCATACAGCGCCTTTCATGTTGAGTTCGGCCAGGTAGGCGCCGGCCGCGCGCTGGGCGCGCACAACGAAGCCGGTACCGCGCTCGAACGAAAGAATGGTCTTGAAGGACTGGAACGGCACGTAGCGGTGGCGCACGCTGGTGACGTAGTAGAGCGCCTGATAATCGCCGTATTGCAGCGCCACATACATGCCCCGGCGGATCCGCTCGTTGCCCTGCACGGCGATGTGGCCGAATTCCAGCACCGCGTTATCCTTATTCTGCTCGGCCAGGATCTTGCGGCGCTTGGTGAGCCAGGCGATGCGCTTGTCCGTCTCCGATACCGACTGATCAGCCGTGAGCGCCTCGCCATAGGACTGGTTGCTCGGCCCCATGCTGCTGGTGACTTCCATCTTGCGGAAACCGTAGCGCGCAGGGTTGGTGTTGATGTAATCGAACAGGGCGTAATCCTTGGCGTTGCCGGCGGCGGCGAGCTGCTTGACGGTGATGTCTTCCATCACCTGCCAGCCGCTGTTGGCCACCCAAAAGTAGTTGGCCACGCCGCCATCCGATCGGCCTTCCACCATCGACTCGATCTCGACGTCCGGAATCACGACCGCCTCGGCCGCGCCAGGCAGCGTCGCAGGCGCGCTGGTGCCGCCAGGCTGCAGCGCCGCCACCTTGGCCTCGGCCGCCTTGACCTTCTCGAACAGGGCCTTGGCCTCGGCGCCCACCGTTTGCGCGCGCCGGTAGATCATTTCCGCTTCGGACTGGTACTGCTCGTAGCCGACGCGATCGCCGGCGGCCAGCGCTTGATCGCGCCGGCTGATCCGATCCTGCGTGTCGGCCAGCAGCTTCCAGTGGAGATCGTCCTGTACCTTCCATTCGGCCTTGGCCTTGGCCAGCTCCTCGTTCGCGGCGGCCAGCTCGGCCTCGCGGTTGTCCTTGCCCGGGCTGGCCGTGGGGGCGGGGGTGGCCGCGCCTTGGATCGCCTCGTTGCTCAGGTTGAGGAACTTGTTGGGGCGCACCACCAGCACCGACGCATCCTCGCGGTCATCCACGAACAGCTCGTTGAAGGCGCCGACGTCGAGGAACTGGTCGAGGAACTGGCGCACCGAGCCATCGCTGAACAGGGACACGCCCAGGGGCGACACCGTGCCTTCGATGCTGACCTCGGCGGCCAGCTTGCGCACGACGGCCGCGCCCACCTTGTCGCCGCTGGCGTTGACCGTGAGGCGATCGATGAACGGGTTGATCAGCTTGTCGAGCACCAAGCGCACGAACTCGTCTGCGCCCATGATCTTGGCCTGATCCAGGCCGGCATACTTGTGGAAGAACTTGAGCTCGCCCAGGATGTTGTCGCCAATGGCCGAGTTGTTCAGGTAGTAGATGCGCAGGATATCGAGGATCTTGCCGAAGTCGTGGCCGGACACCTGAATGCGGCGCACCGGCGCGCCGCCGCTCATCGAACGGTGGCGCTCGATGTTGCTGACGAAGCCGCGCATGGTCACCGGCAGCTTGTAGCTGTTGGCGCCGGACTTGCCCTGATACTCGTGCGGCGATCGCGCCATCCGGATCTCGATCATATCCATGGGCTCGATCAGGGCGTACAGCGTTTCCTTGTACTCGGGCATCATTCGATCGGCGAGCGTCATGCTCCAGGTGCCGGCGCCGCCGCCGATGTACTGGACCACGTCGATCGGCGTCTGCTCCATGAGGTACGGGGTAAGGTCGATCGATTCGAGCTGCTGGTAGCGCGCGGCCGCTTGCAGGCCGGCGCCCAGCTCGCTGCGGCGGGCAGTCTTGAGCAGGCGCACCTCGGCGCGTGGGCTGAATGTCTTCATGCGCGCATCCCCGCAGCACGTGGCGCGGTGATGCCGGCCACCTCGATCGGCGACGCAAGCTCGCGCTGCCCTTGTTGATCGAACAGGCGGAAATCGCCCTGCAGGCGCAATGACGCCTGGTCCGGTTTCTGGCTGGTGGGCGCGCCGGCCGGGAGCTTGGTGCCCATCACCTTGTTCGAGATCTCGTCCCAGGCATCGCCGACGCCGTAGGGCTTGCTCGGGTCATACTTGGGGTTGGCCGGCGCGGCCCTGAACGCCCCGGGGGCGGCCTCGGCGGCGCGCGCCGCCTCGCGCAGCTTCATGGCGTTGGCGGCGTATTGCTCGGCCCTCGGGCCGCTGCCGTTGTACTGTTTGAACGCGCTGGCCACGTTGCCCTTGTTCGCCTTGAGCAGGCCTGCCCACAGCTTGGCGCCGGCATCGATGTTCGCCTCGGGATCGAACATATTGGCATCGGTCAGGCCACGCTCGCCGGCATACCGGCTGTTGTGCTGCATGATGCCGATATCTTTGGTGCCGTTCTCGTTGGTGTTGACGGCAAATTTCTGTAGCCGCGACTCCTGCACCCCGAGCTGCTTGACGTCGCGCCAGTCCACCCCGTATTTCGCGGCCGAGGCCTTGAAGATCGAGTCGTACTTGCTGGGCTCGGCGATCTGCTTGGCCATGGCCTGCAGATCCTTGTCCTTGATCGAGGCGCGGCTGCTGGGCATGTTGCCGCCATTGCCGTCGATCGGCGCCGCCTCTGCCGCTTCGTCGTACATGGCTTGCAGCTTGGTGCGCAGCTCGGGGGTGTAGTCGCCCTCGTTCTCGTTCACGCGCTGCAAGAAGTGGGCGATCGTGCGCCGGCGGCTCGTCGGATCCGTGCGCCCTTCCATCTGGCCCTGCAGCTCGCTGTTGAGCTTGTCAGAATTGCCCCACTTGTCCTTGAAGGCGCCGCCGGTCATCTTGTTGGCGATCGCCATGACGGCCTCGCGGATCGCGTTGGTTATCGGGATCAGCTTGGTGGCCATATCGCTGGCCATGTTCGACAGGTTGGCGGTGTTACGGCGGGAATCGTCGCCCTCGTTCTGCTCCATGTTGCGCGTGGCGCCGAGCTGGACCAGCACGCTCTTGAGATTGCTGTTGCCCTCGCCCGGGTTTTTCATCGCGCCTTCCAGTTGGGTGCGCTCGGTGGCCGAGAGCTCCTGCGATGCCATCCACTTGGCCTTTTGTTGCAGCTTCGACGGATCGCCGTATTCCACCTCCAGCATGTGGCGCAGGGACGTATCGCCCAGCTTGGTGGGATCGACGCCATACATGGCGCCCAGGCGGCTGACCGTCTGCGACAGGTTGCCGCCGTTGGCCTTGGTGGCCTTCTGCAAGGCGGCCGCCTGCGAATCGTTCAGGCCGAACAGGCCCATCATGTTCTTGCGCTGATCGTCGCCACCCATGCCGGCCATGTTGCCCATGGCCATATCGTAGAACGTCTTGTTGTTGCCCTGCGAGGCGTAGCCGTCGTAGCGCCGGCGCGTGGCCTCATCGGCGGCGCCATAGGCGGCGCTGCCCTTGCCGAACACCTTGCCGGCGGTGGCGAACATGCCGGCATCCTGCATGAAGCCCATGTCCACCGCATTCATCCCGGGCATCGAGTTCTGTAGGGCGCCCAGCAGGAAATTGCGCTGCGCCTCGCCGTGCGGGTTGCGGAACGACTGGTCGACCGTGCCCAGCATCTGGCCGACGCCGGCCGGATCCAGGCCCGCCTGGCGCATGCCCATGAGGTTTGACATCGCGCCAAAGTATCCCTCGGTGTTGGCCGGGTTCAGCGAGGCGCGGGTGGCCACTTGGGTGTAGCTGGCCACGGCCGAGAGCACGTCGTCGGCCTTGCTGAACACGCCAGCCTTGGCGATGCCCTCGCCGATCATCATGGCGAAGCGGCGATTATCGGCGTTGTCCTTCGACACCTTGTTGTGGCGCAGCGTGCCCATGATGCCCATGCCGGCATCCGGATCCAGGCCCAGCACACGGCCGAAGCCGCCGGCCGTGCGCATTTCGCCAGTGAGCTGCTGGCCACTCAGGCCATCGATGCCGGCGCCGCGCACGTAGGCCTGCGCCAGCTTGGCGCCATCGGCGTAGGACAGGTCCAGGCCCTGCGCGGCCGAGCGCACCGAGCTGCGCAGATCCTCGAACGTGCTGGTGGTGGCGCCCATCTGGCGCAGCAGGTCCGAATACGCGGTTTGCTCCTCCTCGGAGCTGCTGACCTTGCCGGCGATCGCCGAGACACCCTTGATGGCGCCATAGGCGCCCAGCGCCAGCGCGCCGCCGGCGAGCAGGCGGCCGCCGCCGCCCATGGACATAATCCCGGGGCCCGCAGCCGCGTCGGCCACGGCGCCCTGCGCGATCGCCGCGCCGACGCCGCCGCCCGGGGTGGCCGCGTGGAAGATCCCGGCGCCGGCGCGGCGCATGGATTGCATCATGAACTTGGCAAAACCGCCCTGCTCCGATGCCGGCGTCGGGGCCCCGCCAGGTGCGCTCAGGCCGAGTTGGCGAAGCACGTCGTTGTAGTGCCGGCGCGCGGCCATTTCGTTGCTGGCCAGGCTGCGCCAGTTCGATGACAGCGAGTTAAGACTGCCGAACTGGCCCAGGCGCTTTTTGGCCGCGCCGGTGGCGTTGTCGCGCATGTACGCGAAGTCTTTTTCGAGCTCGCCAGCCTGCCAGGTGGACAGGGTATGACCCTGCTTGGCCAAGGTGGCCTGCAGCTTCTTGGCCTTCTCCAGATCGGCCAGCAGTTTGCGCGTCTCGGCCACGGTCTTGGCCATGCCCGAGGCGGTTTTGCTGCCGGCGCCACCCATCGCGTTGGACAGGGCGTTGGCGTTCTTGACCGCTTCTTCCAGGCCATCGGACAGGCTGTCCAGTGTCTTGCTGCCTACCTCGTTCGAGCTGGTGCCCGCGAGCGCCTTGTTGACCTGCTCGATCGTCTTTTCGAGATCTTCCAGGCTTTTCGTGGCGGCGGTCGTGTCAATGGTGGCCGAGCCGCCCAGGCTGTTCAGTACTCGCTTGGCATCCTGGCCGAACTTGTTGAGATCCTGATTCAGGGTCGAAAGATCGGCCCCGACCGGGATCCTAATGCCGTTGGTCATTGATCACGTCCTCAAATTCATTTTCTACCACCAGCTCGACTGGTGGCTCGGTAGTGGACGGCTCGTCCGGCTCGGTGCCGAACAGCGCATCCATGTTTTCCACGTTATCGTCGAAGTTTTCGTCCACGATCTCATCGGGCACGCCCTTCTCGGCATACTGGTGCGCCCAATATTCGGCCTCGATCTCGGCCGGCGTGAGCGCCAGGAAACGTGGATCGTTAGGCAGCAGGTTGTACTTGCGCCGGATCCAGAATTCCATCGTGCCCTGCATCTGCCGGGCTTCCTGCTTGGCCAGCCGAGTTGCCGCTGCCAGGGCCTTTTTTGACTCGAAAAGAGTCCAGCCGCGCGCGCAGCTCCATGTAGAGCTCCAGGATCTTGTTGTCCAGATCCGGTTCCTCGGTCATATCGACCTGCTCGATGTTCTCCCAGCCCGGCGGGCAGGACACCACAAGGGCGCTGTACAGGCCCACCAGCGAGGCGTGCATGTTCAGGGTGGCGTCGACCTTCTCGATGTCGTAGTTGGCGCCCAGGATGCGGGCGCGCACGGCATCGATCTTGATCTGCGCGCCGTAGCTCTTGCGGTTGAACGTGAAGGTGCCGATGCCATCGAGCAGAATGGAAAAATCGGTTTTGCGGGCGGTGTTCATCATGGTGTGGATCTCGGGTGTGGTGGGTTATGCCGCGTTGGTACGCTGGCGGAATTGATCGCGCTTTTGCCAGTCGGCAAGGCATTCGGGGCAGCAGAACGCATCCTCGTCCTCGACGGTGAGAGGCGTGCCGCAGTTGTTGGCGCATTCCAGTTCGAGGGCCTGCACTTCCGGATCGTCGGTGCCGCGCTGGGCGGCGATCTCGCGCGCCTCGGCCAGCAGCCGGCGCCGGCGGGCGATCAGCGATTCAACGGGATGACGCGCGTTGGCGACTTGCGCCTCGCGGATCGTGGTTTCGTAGTTGGTTGCAATATCGGTAACGTCCATGCTGGAGCCTCGTAGGGTGAGGCTCCAGCATGCAGTCACGACTTGCCGTAGAGAAGCTGGTAAATGAGGCTTTCCAGCTTGCGGCGGGCGACCAGCCCGGGCATGACGGCGCCGCCGGCCTTGTTCCACAGCAGGAACGATGCGGCCGCCTTGGCGAACTCCTCGCGCATGGTGTGGCGCGCCACCGAGGATGCGCCGAACGCGCCGATCCCGATGTTGTAGGCCAGGCTCGTGCACGCGGTGGTGCGCTCGGGCTCCAGCAGGTGCAGGATCGGGCACTTCTGGTAGACCTTGACCATGAATTGCGCCAGGCGGGCGCGCAGGCGCAGCTCGGCGTATTGCTGGGTCCAGACCATGCCCTCGGTGATGCCCAGGGTTTCGCCGTAGCCGATCGTCCAGGGCGCGCCAGAGAGCGCGCGCAGGTCGGCCGGGATCGCGGCCTTGCCGGCCATGTACAGGCGCAGCAGGCCGGCCTTGGCCAGCGCCTTCGACAGCGGCGAGGCCGGGTCAGGGTAGGCGCGCAGGTGACAGCCCTCGAAGCCCATCACCACGGTGACCAGCAGCTCGAACGCCTCGTCGGTGTTCATACGCGCTTTTCGATCGAGCGGCCGACGAACCAGAAGCCCAGGATGGCCGACAGGATCGCGCGATCGTCGCCGTCGTAGCTTTGCAGGATGGCCGCCCACATATCGGCTTGCTGGAAGGCGGCGTACAGCATGGCCGACTTGTACATGCCGTAGCAGCCCAGGAAATAATAGGTGGTCAAGGGCCGCACGAGGAAGTTGAGGCCATCCACGATGCGGTTGCCAGTCATCTGCATTTGGCCGCGCAGCGCCTCGCCTTGCAGGCTCAGGATGCCCAGGGTCTGGTCGATCGAGCCCTTGAGCTCGGTTTCGCTCATGGTGGCCAGGTGCACGGCCGCCAGCTCGTCGGTGCGGCTCTTGCCGCGCTGCTGTTCGAGCGCGACCTGCTTGTCCATCATGGCCAGCTCGTGGCTGTTGTCGGTGCGCTTGTTCAGGAAGTTCAGCGCCTCGGGAACGATGCGCATGAGGCCGCCACCGAGCGCTGACAGAATGGTGATCAGTTCCATTGATTCTCCGTAGATGCCGCCGCGACAGATGCCACGGCGGCGGGTGGATTACAGGCCGGTGCCGGACACGTCCAGGGCCGAGAACTGCGCGCTGGAAGTGACGATGCGGTGGGCGTTCACCTCGGTGCTGCCCGAGACATACGTGCAGCCGCTGTACTTGCGCAGGATGTCGTTTTCATCCTTGCCGTACTGCGTGAAATCGAACACGCGGCCCTTGAGCACGTCGTCCGAGTTCTCGGCGTAGATGCCGGCGGTGCGCATCTGATCGCGCAGCAGGACCATCTTCGACACGCTGATCGAGTGGCGCGCCTGGCCCGGGACGTATTCCACGACCTTGGCGTCGCCGATGCCCGATGCTGGCTCGTGGCCGTAATCGTCGTTGGTGCTGACGCTTTGGATCAGGCCGATATCGACACCGTCGAACGAGACAACGGTGCGGTTACCGGAGCGAACTTTCTTGTTGATGCTGCTCATGTTTTACCTTGTGTTTATGCCGAGGCCGAGCCGCTGTATGGAACAGCGTGCGCGACCTGCAAGGCGTAGTTGATTGGAACGACCGGGCTGCACTCGTATTCGATGCGGATAACATCGCCTTCGAGTGAAACGGTCAGCTTTCGCCATGGCGGATTGACGGCATCGCCGACCAGCACGCCCGGGCCCATCGGCGCCGGTACCGACAGCGCGTTGAGGCGCGTTTCGGCGCGCGACAAGGCGTCGGCCATCGTGCGCGGGCTACCGCCCTTGCCACGCACCGGGTCGATCGCTTCCTCGACGTTGCGCAGCACGAAATCGCACGCGGCGCCGCACGACTGCTCCACGCGGTTGAAGTTGCTGTCATTGCGCCAGGTGCTGAGCGATTGCAGGACTTTGTAGCCCTCCTCGCCGTCTTCCAGGCACAGCACGCCGCCGGCCAGCAGCACGTTGGTGTCGGTTGGCACGCGCAGCGCGCGCTCCAGGCCGCGCCACTTCATCGACTTGTTGGTCAGGGCCACGCCCGGGGCGACGCCGGCGAACATGCCCGCGACGGCCGCCGCGACCACGAAGGCCGGGTACAGGGTCAGCTTGCTTTTCGGGTTGTAATCGTAGGCGCCCAGGTGGATGAACGACGTGCGATCGCTGTTGAGGTTCTTGGCCGCCAACAGTGCTTCGTCGTCGCTCATGCCGACGTTTCCGCCGGTGATGGCGCGGCGCTTCTTGCGGCTGACGTTCGACATATAGGCCACGTGGGTGTCGGCCATGGCGTGGATCGCAGCCAGCGGCGACAGCGGGCAGATCCACTGCGCGTCGACCTGCTGCAGCACCTCGAACGCCTTCTGCCATTCGGCATTGGTGACGATGCCGTCGCTGGCGCCCGACAGGTACGCGAACGCGGTGTTGGCCGGTGCGCCGGTGGCGCCGTCCTTGCGGCTGGCGGTGACGAAGCCCTCGCCGGTGCCGTTGAACCAGTCGATGCAGGCCTGCAGGTGCGCGGTGACGATGACGTCAGCGGCCTTGCAGTTCGCAGCAGCGGCGGTATCGAGCGCCTGCAGGGTGGGCGCCAGGCCGTTGCCGTCCATGACGTTGGCGGTGAAGCCTGCCACGGCGTTGATGCGATCGGCCAGCTCCTGCACGGTCGGGAAATCGATCAGGTCGATCTCGGTGGTGGTGGCGCCGGCGACCAGAATAGCCTTGGTGCTGGTGATGGCCAGGGTGGCCGTGGCTTCGCCGCCGGTATAGCGCACGCTCATGGCGTCGCGGTACACGTTGTCTTTCGAGAAGTAATCGTTCCCGAACGCGGTGGTCAGCTTCTTGCCCTTGACCGAGGCCGATTCGACTTTTACCTTGATCTGGTTATTGCGGCGGCCGAAGTCGGTCGACACGAGATCGATGGCAGTGCCCAGGGCCAGCTCGGCGCGGGTGGCCGGGTTGATGCGGATGAAGATCAGGGTCGAAGGGCCAGTGGTTTCGCTCGACGGATCGAACGCGCGCTCAATCGCTTTCAGGGTGACTTCGTCGCCCTTGAGCACGGCTTTGGCCTGGTCGGCCGAACCGAAGCGCAGCGCCTTGAACGGCTCGCCGCCTTCCGCACGGCCCAGCAGCGCCACGATATTGCCCACCGAGGTGTTCTTGTTGAACATGCCGGAATCGTCCAGCATGCTCGCCGACTGCGGCGTGATGAGCTGCTGGCCGTTGAAAAATACGCCACTCATGGAGTTGTCCTTATGCTGGCTGGTTGATGAATTCGGCGAAGCGGGCCAGGTAGGCCGATTCGACATCTTTGATGCGGCCGGCACGCTGCTCGTCAGCGTGGAAGGCGCCGATCATTTCGACCCGCTTGTCGGTGCCGGACAGGCGGGTGCAGAACTCGGCGAGCGAGAGCGCAATTTCCGCGTTCTCGTCGTCCGGCTTGGTGATGGTTTTTGCCATTGCTTTCCTCGTAGAAATTAAGGGGTGAATACGACTTCGGTGGTCTTGATGAGTTGCACGCGGCTTGACACCACGGCAGCGGGCGCCAGGCAGGTCAGCGTGCAGGTGGCCTGGTACATGGGAACCGGGTAGGTGTTCATATCGTCCAGATCGCCAAAGCTGGGCTCGACCTGCGACATTTCCGTCGCCTCGAACACAGGCAGGTTGGCCATCACGATCGCGCCCAGCGCCTTGCGCATTTCGGAGCGCACGTCGCCGTTCGGACACCACACGACGATCAGGATCTGGATGCGCGCCAGCCAGCCCTCGATGCCTTCCATGTGCTCCTCGTCGTCGGCGAGTACGTCCGCGCCCATGCTTTCGCCGACGAAGCGTTCGGCTGGCACGTTGCTGGTGAGGTGGACCGTGACGATTGGGAAGTTGGCGTCCTCGAACGCCGGCGTGGCGAACAGGACCGGGATATGCCCGCCCTTGTGCCGCAGCAGGCCGCGCTTGACGTAGGTGGCCAGGCCCAGGTCGATGCGCTCGCGCACGATGCTGACCACGTCGACGGAGAGATCCGCGAAATCGGCCTTGGGCGTGACGGCGCGCGACTTGGCCCCGATCCACTGGCCGGCCAAGAGGTAGAACACGCGGTAGAAATATTCGGTGTCGTTGGCCAGCGCATGCCGATCGAACACCATGCGATCGTCGCCATCGTGGATCACGTTGGCGCCAGGATCATCGGCGGCGGTGATCGTGTCGGCGCGCTTGCGCAGCAGGCGCCAGCGGCGGGTGCCTGCCGGCGGCGACAGGAAGATCTGCACGGCGTTGCCGGCGGCTGCGGATGCGAGGTAGGAAATCATGATGCCATCGTGGCGTCACGACTTTCCTCATTACATTATTTCAGGTGCTTTACTGCCTGCTCGAATACCTTGGGCGCCAGCAGGTTGATCTCGGTCTGCACGGCCTTGGCGATGTACAGGCCTGGCTTGGCCGGGACGATCCACTTGGGCGAGCCTTCCATCATCACGCGGAACGTCATGTATTGGCTGGAATTGGCGCCGCCGGCCGACGTCTTGAACCGGACCATGCCGGCGTATTGATCGGTGGTGTGGTAGTCCTTGAGCTTCGGCCGCAGGCCTGGCGGCAGGCGATCGCCCCACTTGTACTGGTGCTGCGGGACCATGATCGGCTTTTTGCTCTTGACGCTCATGGCGCCGGTACCGGACGGCCGCGACCCGCCGCCGGTGACCCGCGACACGTCGAGCATGCGCGCCTGCTTGTACACGTCCGGCGGCATGGCCTGCGCCAGCGCCACGTTGCCCGGGGTGTTGTGCCGGAACGGAATGATCAGATAGCGCTTGCCGGCGTTCTTGCCGTTCTGGGCGATGCGCACCTTCATCGAGCTGTCCAGCATCGCCTTGAGATCGTGCTGCGGCCGGCCAGTCTCGATCGGCTCGGCCAGCTTGTAGTCGGTGAACACCACGCCCGAAAAATCGCCCACCATCAACGACCGGATCGACTCGATGTAGGGCTGCTTTTCGCCGTTCCACAGGTGCGCCTTGGCGATCTTGTCCTTCCAGCGGTATTCGGTTTCCGCCAGCAGCGCGCGCACGGCCTGGCTGACCGTGGGCAGCACCGCCGCCGTGATCTGGCTGTTGATGTTCCCCAGGAGATCACTCAGGTCGAACTTGACCTCGTATTGCATCTTCATACGTTGGCGTACTGGTTCGCGTACAGGTCGAAGCGGCGCAGCACCACGCGGCGCGGCAGCGCGGCGCCGACGTTGTGCGGGCGGTCGAACGGCGACTCGGGGAAACAGTAGTACTCGGCGCGCCGGCGCCCGGCCAGCGAGAACGTGACGCCGTCCGGCAGCTCGACGCCGCTCCAGTTGATCGAGCCATCCGGCAGCACCATCGGCAGCTCGGCGTCGACCAGCTCGCCGTCCTGCAGGTACAGCACGCTTTCGAGCTCGACCACGGCAAAGCTGATCTGCTCGTTCACGCCCTTCACGATGTTCTGACTGAATGGCTCGGTGCGGTTCAGGAACAGCACCCGGTCGTAGGGGCCGACCTTGTACAGGGGCGAATCGGACGGTACCGACACGATGACGTCGCCGGCGGCGGCCAGGCCGGTGGTCAGCCATTGCTTGTGCACGTTGCCGCCGGCCACGCCAGTGCGTGCCTCGACAGGCCTTTTCCAGAGGCGGCCGGATCCGGTGCAGTGCTGGCATGCAGGGCTGGCATGGCCCGAGTGCGGGCTGACGCATGGGCAGGCATGCGCGCGGCGCCACAGCACGTCCTGCCCTA